AGGCGGGTGCAGGAGTCGAACCTGCCGATAACATGCTAATGAGACATGTGAGACACCCTTTCTCTATACCCGCAATTCTTAATGACCAGACCAAGCTTTTTATGTTTTCTATGCGCGAAAAGTAAAAGTTGTTTGCTGTATTTGGTCTTCTGTCAAATTTGGAGTCGTAGACGGGATTCGAACCCGCGAGCAACTGATTGAAGGTCAGGTGGCTAACCATTTGCCTTCTACGACATTAATTTGGTCTCTGTTAGAGGACTTGAACCTCTGGCCTTACCGCCCCAAACGGAACGCTCTACCAAGCTGAGCTAAACAGAGATAATCTTTTTAAACTCTATGAAACCACTATAACATTATTTTTTAGTGTTTGTCAAGAGGTTTTTTAAAACATTTTGAAAATCTTTTAGAAAAACTCTTTTCCGTTTCGATGTAGAACATCTTACAGGGTATCAACAACATTGTCAATACCCTTTTTAAAACTTTTTACCAATCGTAACGTTCAGACATTACTGCTTTTAGCATTACGCTGATTGGGTCAAACTTCTCACCACCAAGTAGAGCCTTTAATGTAGCTGGAGAGAACCCTGAAACCATTGCTACTCCGTTATCCTTAATAGACACTTCGCAGTTACCACCACGATTTGCCAGATACCAGAATACCAACTGAGGCATTTCATAACCTGATTCTTCATACTTACGACGAATTGCTTCGAAGTTAGTATTACCACGCTGACCATCAACAGAGTTAAACTGCATGTCAGAGAAGATGATAAGCTTACGTGGCATTGCATCTTGAGTCAAGTTATTTCTTTTACCAATTTCAAGAATCCTGTCAAAAGCAGCTTGAAGGTTTGTTGAACCATACTCTACATGTGACATGACCTGAGCCATACGATTCTTCAGAGAGCCACTTAGAGTGATAAAGAATGGATTTGTGGAGTAAACCATTAACTCATCTTTAAAACACCCTGTATTGCGTTCTGCGACGTATAACGCCAAAGATACACCAATATCAAGAGCGTCTACAGAACCGTGACGTTCACACGTCATAGAGCCTGATACGTCAGTCATGCAAAGAATGTTTTCACCATCCTTCATCCAGTTTGGCAGTGCTTTCCATTGCTCATTAGCCACTTCACTACGACCGTACTTCACAGCTTTGGTGATATCATATGGGTAAACAGCACCAGCGTTAATCTTGGTAGTACCCTCTGTCAGAGCTTTTACATACTCTGCATAACGTTCTCCACCTTTTCGTGTGAACAATTTCTGATAACGTGCAGCAGCCAGTGAAGGAAGCTTGCTGTAATCAATCTCACCAAACTCATTTGCAGAAATCTTTTGCTCTACGGTATCTGACAGTGCTGATAACATCAGACGATACTCTTTCTGGCTTAGATTTGCAAACTTGCAGAAACGCTTTACAAAATTCATGTGACGCTTCTTAACCCTTGGCAACCACTTAGCAGCTAACGCTGAAGTATTTGGGTCTAACAATCCTTGCTCAATGTGCTTGAAAGCATCAGTCTCGTAACGAGTACCTACGAAGATTTTGAAGTCATCATAACGACCTAGTTCAGAAATCTTAGCCATGATACGCAGAACTTGGAACTCATCAAGTATATTGGTTCTGATAGATTCTGAGAGGACAGTTCTGAATGCTTTACGTTCTCCCATACCTTCTCGTGCATCTCGCATATGAAGTAAGATTCGAACCGCTACATCGATATCTTCTCGCAGAGCTTTGTAAAACAGATTTGGTAGAGTCTCTGGGTAGTTACGGCTTGAACCAGCAGCCTTATAAAAGTCTACCAAGGCAGACATTGAGGTCAGATGGTTAACAGCACCATTTTCAGTCAAACCAGCATGTAATTTTGCGTGGTTAAATAATTCGCTCATAATACTCTCTCTTCTCTCATTGTTGTTGATGAGACAGACTCTAAAGTAACCAATAAAGTCTGTCAACACCTTTTTAAATTATTTCTTCAGAGTTGCTACAGCAGAGAACGTTGGTTTGTTGTCTTGTGGTTTCTCTCCACCATTTTCACCACCACCTTTAACATCTGCTGCAATTGCTTTCATCTCACCTGCTGAGTGAGTCATGATAGTTTTACCAGCTTCCATCATCGACTTCAAATTGACTTCATCAGGCTTGAGTCCAAACTCTGCCAGCTTTGTAGCATCCCTTGTAACAATTGCTTCAAATAACTTTGCAGCAAACTCTGCTGAGTTGTCAATGGTTAGTTGAGCTTTTACAAGAGAACTCTTGTTACGTGAACCTTTTGGTCTCCCAGAAGGGTTACCAGATTGACCTTTTTTAAACTGGCCTTTGTTTGTTCTTTTGGTCATTCAACCTCCTACTATGAAGACTTCTTAAAAGGCTTTTAAGATAAGAGATAGATATCCAGAAAGATATCTGTTTAAATAGCCTTTTTAGAAGAGTCTTTTAAGTTATCTTCTAAGTGTTTTATTACACTACATCTTGTCAATCCCCTTGTCAAGTAAAATTTTTAGGTTGCAATAGTTCTTGACTTGTTGTATGGATTACTGTACCATCTTACTTAAAGCTGTAGGTCTGCTTTATCTACAAAGGAGACTAAATGAGAAAACTAACAAAGAAGAAAAAGGGTAATAATACCAATCACTGTAAGGAATCAAAACGTGTGGAAGCAATCCACTATACATCCTCTGAAATTGGTTTGTACCTATATTTTCAAAATTATAGACGACAAGAGGATTACTTATGTGTAGCTCCCAATTAGAAATCACAGATATTATTGATTTGTACCAAACTGCAAAGAGTCATGGGTATATAGCTTCGATTGGTAAGAATAAGCACTATGATGCTTTAACTGGTATGTATTTCAGAGCTATCGCTCAATCTAGTGAACAAGTGTTAATGGTTTCTTCCAGTGAATTTGCTTCATTTCTCTATTGCAGCAAGATTATTAACCGCAGGAGAACAGGTAAATGTTAAACGTGAGTTTTAATTACAACGGTGATGGTTCTGTATCAATTACTTCACCGTATTCTGATGACCTTCTAAAAGAATTGGTCAATCAGTGTGAAAGAGGTATGCACTATGTTCCAAGCTCATTTAAGCAGAAGACTATTGCAAACAACCTTATGCGCGTGACTGTACAATCCAGAAATCCAGACTACACAATTGATGGTGAAAGCCCATATTCATTAATGGCTCTTGGTGCTAATAGTGAATTTAAGCTTGTATGTCACGATTCAGAGACATTCTTCAAAGTGTTCTCTAACCTCATTCATAACTCAAAGTATAGTTATGTATCTGGCTCAACATCATTCTATCCAGCAAACTACACATGTAATCTTATTGATAATATGAGAGAGCGTGAAAGCATTGCTACAGAGATTTCTTTTGATGTGAACACTTCACCAGAATCAACCCCAAGTAATGACTTTGATATGTCGTATGCTTTATCTCTGAGTAAGAAATCTGATTTCATTGATTACGTCAATGGGTTTGGATTTAAGTTGGACGAGACAATGAATCTCAAAAAACTTAAAAATATGCTTAAGACGATGGCTTAAGTTTTTGGGGCGAAAGCCCCTTTTTATTTGTTAAGGAAAGATAATGAAGGCAAAGAGTAGAAAAGACTTTTATTGCTTCCTACAATCTTATGTCCAAAGTGTTCAAGAAGGTGAAAGGTATAATCTTGATGATGTACTTCCGACACCCTTAACATGGCGTGATAGTAAATGGCCTGAGAAGGATATCAACCCAACTACAGCTACCGTTAAATACATCCCAAAAACTGACCTACCAGATTCTGAAGAGTTACTTTATCCGATGTTTCATATTGTTGGTCTAGGGACGTTCTTAATGGACATTCAGTATGTAATGGGAAAGGGTTATAAGATTGAAGGTGTTGTAGTTGGTGATGTATCACCTCAACACAAAGGTTATTTCAGACTAAACGCAAGATTAGAGGCTAATAAATGATTAAAGCAAAAACATATCCAGATTTTAAAGAGTTCGTAAAAGTTTTTATTGCGAATGTTAAAGCTGGTAAGAGATACGACTTCAGAACGTATCAAGAAGCTGTGCTACCACTGACATATAGCTCTCCGTGGCCTGAGTCAGACATTGCTGAGGTTACCGATTTCAACTACACCCCAAGCTACACAGTTCCATTCTCTGAAGAACTCCTATACTCTGTAGGTGCTCAAATGAGAACTTCTGACTTCTTCATGGACTTACAATATGCAATTATCAATGGTAAAGACGTTGATACAGTTTATTGTGAATGGCTGGCAAGAGTTAAACCTTTCTCAATGCTGAATGCTAAACTGATTGATGCAGTTGTGCCACCAGCTATCACTACGCAGCCAACTAACCAAACTGTTAATGAGGGTGGTACTCTAACCTTGACAGTTGTTGCTACAAATGCAACTGGTTACCAGTGGAAGAAGGGTGCTTCTAACATCTCTGGTGCAACTTCTGCAACATACACTAAAACAAACGTAACCCCTGCTGATGCTGGGTCTTATACCTGTGTAGTTACTGGTGATGGAGGCACTACAGTTACTTCAAATGCTGCAACGGTCACTGTGAATGCACTTCCTGTAATAACTCAACAGCCAGCAAACCAAGAAATCACTGAAGGTGACACACTGACTCTTGATATTGTTGCAACCGGAGCTACAGGTTACCAGTGGAAGAAAGATAATGTAGAAATCTCTGGTGCTACAGCAGCAACCTACACCAAAGAGAATACTACGACTGCTGGTGATGCAGGAAGCTATGTATGTGTAGTTACTGGAGCAGGTGGAAGTGTTACTTCAAACCCAGCTACTGTAGTGGTTAACGCAGTAGGAGGTTAAAAATGCAATTATCCCCTCAAGGATTGGAAGCTATCAAGTTCTTTGAGGGGCTTCGTTTAGAAGCCTACAAAGACTCTGCTGGTATTCCTACAATTGGTTATGGTACAATCCGTATCAATGGTCAACCTGTCAAGATGGGTATGAAAATCACTGAAGCCCAAGCTAACAGTTATCTACTTGCTGATGTTGAGAAGTTTGTAGTAGCTGTGAACAAAGCTATCAATGCTCCAACTACCCAGAATGAATTTGACGCACTGGTTATTGAAACCTACAACATCGGTATTGGGGCTATGAAGGAATCAACCTTCATGAAGCGTCACAATGCTGGTAACAAAGTTGGCTGTGCAGAAGCTATGCAGTGGTGGAATAAGGTAACCATCAACGGTCAGAAAGTTGCTTCTAAAGGTCTGACAAACAGACGTAGAATGGAAGCGAAGATTTATCTTGACGCGGTATATCCAAAGTAATATATTCATAGGCTCCTTCGGGAGCCTTTTTTTTTATGTCTAGGAGAAAACTATGAAACTTTGGGCTGATGATGTTGGAACTTTTAAGTACACAAGAAGTGGTATGAAGGTCAGAATCTATGGAAGCAAACTTATCACTTACGGAGGTAAGGTTGTCACCAAGTTTATTGTTGAGGTAATTGAGCGTTCACCTATCACAATGGCTAACAAAGGGTTCTACACAAACGAACTTTATGACGTGAACGATGATGGCCTTTTCTGCTCTCTCGGTGAAAGTTCTTTAGATATTATTTCAGAACACCCCTTGACAAGAGAACAGTTATCAGGTTACTATAAAACTCTACTTGAGAAACAGAAAGCAATGCACAATCGTGAGGCTATTTACCACAACGACCAGTGCAATAAACTTCTGGATAAGATTGAGAAAGCTGAGAGAGGTTATTATGAATAAAGAGATTCCAGTAATTGTTGACGTTTCTGCTCATGGAAACATGGGTGAGCAAGAAGCAAATGCAGTTGTGTACCAACATAACGGTGAGTTGCGACTTCGTTTTGTGAAAAGTGGTAGTGTCCTACATCACCGATATAACGATGAAGATGGTTGTCCTGTCTTTGGTTGGTGTGGTATTGACTTCCCGAAATATGCCATTTACTACCCAGATGGTCAGGAAGGCTGGACTACCCAATCTATCTATGATGAACTGAACGGAGTACCACTTGAAGAAGAACTGCAAGATACCTTACTAACCTTCACCTTTATCAAAGAAGAGAAAGTTGGTGATATTTCTATAACAGAAGCGCTGCAAGTGACACAGGTAATCTGATATGAGTAGAGTACAGGTTATCTTTCCAATTAATGACTTCAGCTATGAAGCTGATTTTGACCTGTACGAAGAACTGACTGATGATGTTATCTGGGGTGTAGTAACAAAGGCCATTAAGAAACTTTATGGTGGCCTTTTAAACCCTAATAACCCGAAGGTATCAACAAAGCAAGTTTCTGAGCCATACACAAGCTATGATGCTGAAAAGAGTAAGTTTGAGATTACTTGCTATGACCTTCTGATATCTGATAAAAAAATCAACTACTTCTTCGTCAGAGAATATGCAGATGCTTAAGCTCCACATAGTTGTTTATAAGAATTTCGCAGATATACAAGAATCCCTATCATCAAGACTTGATATGTGTCAGCAAAGATTATTTCTGATGTTCGACATGCTTGACTATAAACAACCTGATAAGCTTGTGTATAAAGATGGTACAGTAATACTGAAAAGTAAAGAATCAGTGACCATTTTTGTTAAGCATGATATGCCAGCTAAGAGTATAGGGATGCTTGAGTTCTATATCTACCAATCCACAGGTATGCGTGGTGAGGGTATTAAAATAAATTCTATTGAGGTCTTTGAAAAACCGAAGACACCACTTAAAAAGTATTTAGTGAGGAAGCTATAGTATGAGTGTAAACATTAAAGAAAATGGTGGAGTTGACTCTCCACAAGTTGCATTAGTTCAACACTACGGCAATGTTCAGGGTGTGCTTGCTGCGTTCCAGCCAAACATTAACTCACCAGCAAAAATTGCCAAATTGACTATGGATGTGAACAACATCTCTGCATGTATCATTGAAGATGTGCAGTACTTTAAGTTCTCATCTAAAGAAGTTGATGAAGCACTTCTAAAGTACCGTTTAGACCTTGAGAAAGACATTAACCACCAAGAGGTTGTGAAACTGTTTGGTGACCTGCATGATATGCTTGATAAAGTTCACAAGCGTACATATTATATGAATGGTGGTTCTATTATCACTACGTACACTTCTCCATTCACTAAAGAGGTCATCTTAACAGATGATGAGCAGTTCTTTGTTATGACTGCCTCAAGTTCAGATTGGTGGATGAAGAACACAGGTATGAAGACGATTATTGAAGCTATTCGTCAACACATCCCAAACTTCAGCCCTTGGAAGGGTGCTTCTGATGACTTTATATCTATCCTTGAAGATGTTCGAAGCAGAAAAAGTACACTACTGCCTAAAAGATATGCTTGACAGTAATATATAGAATTTTGTATGATGGGAGCTATCGAAAGGTGGTTCCCTTTTTTATTGGAGAGATAAAATGAACAAAGTTAAAGAATCAGACACAATTTTTATATATGTCAAGGAAAACCCATTGCGTAGAGTTGCAGCTACGGTCACGCATGTCTCTGATAGTGGTGTGGTGTACTTCAGACCTTTGAAAAATATACACTTCAAGCTGTACCCAGATTCTCAAAACCTTGCAGAAGGACATTTGTGGGCTGGTAAAGTTTATTCAACTGCTGATATAGAAAATCTGGTATTCACAGGAAGCTTTAGAGACCTCCTTGGTATTGCTTTGGTAGATACTGGAATTGTTAAAGATGAAGATTATGAAGAGTCTGAAAAGGCAACTTTTGAGGCAACTCCGACTCTGAAGAAAGAGGTAACTCCAAAGGTTAGAGCGATTGATGTTACTATTGAGGCTCCTACACACAGACTTGCAGATTTACCTGAGCAAGAGTCTCGATACACAACTAAAGAAGTCGGTCATCAAACTCTGGTTGTAGATAATGTCAGAGATTACTTCAAGTATTTCTGTGATGCAAATCCACATAGCCATGCTTGGACTACACCACAAAAGAAATTTGACTCCATGTTGACCAGCACTTGTGAAGATGCTAAAAAGAATGTGGAAGAGTTAAAAGAAGCAATCAGTGTCACAGACCATGTGGTTAATAAGAATGACATTGAGTACACAGTCAGGATGATGTTAAAAGCTGGTTTCACACCTTATCAGATTGCTGAAGAGATTCAAAGGCAATTCTACAACGCAATGGTGAAAGAATGAATAAGTTTACAACTCTAGGTGAATACTGGAAGCTCTCTGTTTCTGAGCAGTACAGACGAGCTAAGAAGACTAAACAGTGTTATGGCAAGTTTGCCAGAGGTGATATCTTAGTATGTACTGAAGAATCACTTAAGAACGTTACTCCCAGAGGTAAGACATTCCAGAGAATGATTGACAGAGAGTGGAATGCACGATTAAAGAGGATTGAACAATGATTTATGAAGATTCAAGAGACCAGATTTCTTATGAGAAGTCAAGACACCATGTATCTTTCAAGATTGTGAAAGCAAACGGTGAAGAAGGAACTATTTCACACTTCGGAGGTGAAAATTGGTTTGGTACAGGATGCTTTGAAGGCTACAGCAGGGAGTATCTGAAAGCTTTCTACAGAGATTTCTCAGCCGACTATAACGAACTTATCAATCTGGAAAATAAGCGTAGAAATGCTGAACATAATACTAGAGGTTGGGCAGGAATAGCAATTATGTTATCTGTATTCCTTGCCATGATTTGTGTAATATCCTTCAGTGGCATGTACATGCAGGATTTAACGTTTAACCAAGCTGAGAAGAAAATTTATGAGATTTGGTTCTTGTATGTTATCCCTGTAATTGGTATCATCCTCTCATGTTGGAGAATGACAACTCACAAGAAGAAGATTGTAGAGTTTGAGAGTAAGTTTGGAGAGGTAAGTAAAGAATGCAACCTAAAATTTTAGTAATTTGTATCCGCTATGCTATTGCGGAAATGATTAACCAGAAAATCTTAAAAGATATCTCGGAGGATAAATGATTAGAACACCTATCAAACCTTTTGGATTTGAAACCTTAGAAGAGTTCAAAGAATACCTTGACAAAGGATTCTACAACGAACAACCTGTAACGGTTCTGAAAGCTGACTTAGCACAACTTGTAGACCTTGCTATTGCAGCAACGGCTAAGAAGAAATCTGCTAAGAAAGATAAAGAGTAATTTCGAAGGGGTGTAACAGCCCCTTTCATTGAGGAAATTTTATGACACCAGAAAGTAGAGGCGTGAAGGGTATTCATCCACCAGAAGGTGGTTGGAAAGACAATACCTTCTATATTGTGGAAGTTGCTTACAAACCACTTAACATGATTCATAAAGCAATGTTCTATACTGGATTCTGTGATGAAAAAGGTGTGCCACAAGGTTATAACTGGCTTATGAATGGTGGTTATGAAGACCTTTGCAGTATCCAAGAGGCTTATTACTTGAAAGCAGTTGCAGAGTTACCTGAAGAGTTTCAAATTGAGAGAGATGAGGATTGGAACGATGAAGAGTGTTAAAGAGGTAGTACGTAAAGCTCTACTTAACAATGGAACTAAAGACGATATGTATAAAGATATCGTTGCAGAATTTGGTTGTTCAAGACATGCTGCAAAGGTTCTTCTACATAGCTTTATCTGGGAGTGTTCAGAAGCTTACATGCAATCTGTAATAACTGAAGGGCTTGATATGTCTCTACCTGAACGCTTCAAAGAAGAGACTGAAGATAGCTCCATAAAGCTAAACACACTCTATATTGTAGAAACCATTGGTACAGGTGAACCAGTAGGTACAATACTTATTGAAAGTGGGTGTAATGGTAAGTTTATTGGTTATGGTGAAGCAAACGCATATAGTGCATTCTCAACCGCACACTGGATAGTTGAAAATGATGGGTATATTCAGGTCAATGGTAAAAATACTTTCAAACTTAAGATGTGATTATGGTACACCTACTGAAGAAGAGTTGGAAGAACTTAACAGATATGGTTCCCCATCTGAAGAGGAAGCGGAAGAACTCCGAAGAATGGGAAGCAATTACTAAGAAATGTTTTAAGGATTTGATAGAGATGAAAAAGTTTGAACTTGAAAGAAAGTATCTGGTACTGAGTCTAGATGATATCAATACATATCTTGATGAAAGTGAGAAGTGGTCTTTAGAATTACTTGTTAATCGACTTAAGATGGAACGAGAAGACTCAGGTAAAGAGCCACTTGAAGGTATCTTTGTCAAGAAGTCTTATCCGTTCTATGAAGATACTTTGAAGAAACTTGAGATGTATGTTAAACAGCAGAACCGTAAAGAAGTCTCTATGATGTCTCTTGGTGGACAGATAATGCTATTTATGGAAGATATTAACCCTTCACGAGTGAACAAAGGTGTTTGTATCAGGGTCACAGGCAAAGAAGAATTTGTTGATATCACACATTTGAATCATATTGGTGAAGGTGGCTCTATTGTAATCAATGGTAATCATTACCGCTTACAAACTTATCCGGTTAAGGGTTCACAGATTATGATTCAAGTTACAGAGAGCAGTACTGGTTTTACACACTTCTTCCATACCACAAAACAAGCTATTCAAGTAATCATAGAGAATTTGTGTTGATTAATATTTAGCCCCTTAAAATGGATTCGATAGAATCTATCTCATAGGGGCTTTTTAATTTTTATAAAATTTGGGATTCACTCCGTTCATCTTGGGTCACCATGATATGTGATAAAATATCTATACCCTTCTAAACACCCTCTCTAAGCATCATCTCTATATAGTATTATATAGTATCTATATAGCATCTTAGTCCCTAAATAGTGCTCTCTATATATCCCTCTATAAAGCCTTCTAAGCCTACCATTAATCAACCCTATACAATCACCTTCCTAACCTCTTTCTACCCCCTTAGAAGCCCCTATACCCATCTTAATCTCTAGGTAAATGATAGTACCCTATATAGCAGAATCACTAGGTATTACTAAGCCTCTATATAGACTGTTATATAACACTAAACAGGTATTCCCTGTAAAGGCTTATCCTACAAGGTCTAACACGTTACTAACAAGATATCTTATAAGCCTGTTATTACCTGTTTTATAGAAGATAGTGTATAGATAGTTATTCAGTTCTATAAAATTTTTATAAAATAGACTAGGTAGGTCACTTTTTAGGTTCTTGGGAGTATCTGAAAAATATCTACAAAGGGTGTATATCTGCTTAGTAGCCCTTAACAGCCCTGTAACATCCCCTTTGCAAAATCTTAAAATATCATTAACAATCTCTTAACAACTCTCTCAAGCTCTTAACATCTCTTCAAAGTCCTTAACAGTCTCTTAACAGAACTAACAAGAGCTTAACAAGTCTGTAACATTACTAACAAGAGTCTAACAAGTTGCTTATAAGTTGCTAAATAGTTAAATCTTAAGAGTTATTTTGTTAAGATAATTAACAAGATGCTAACAAGTTCTAAACCTTTTTAACAAACTATTAACATGGTCACTATCTCTTGGTCTATAGTTCCCTTCCCTTCTTAGTGATTCTCTATAAAGCCCTCTTAAAAGCTCTCTGTAGCTCTGTATAGCCTCTTCTAAGGTTCTCCCTAGTAACTACACCCCAACTACCTGTATAGCTCTTTATAGGGCTTTCTAGGGGCTTATACAGGGACTTCAAAGAGTCTAACAAGCTCTTAACATACCTCTAACAAGGATTTAACAAGGGGCTAACAAGTCTCTAATAAGCATAACTATGTTGCATTTGTTAAGATTTTGTTAAGAGAATGTAAAGGGGGCTAACTTTTACGTTACTTTTAAGCATCTTTTACGTTACTTTTAAGCATCTTTTACGTTACTTTTAAGCTCTTTTTAGTTCCCCATAACACATTATTAAGTAACTTTCAAGCCCCTGTTTAACCATTCACAAGATACTAACGAGATAATAAAGCTTATACCCTTATAAGATTCTTTTAAGGCTCTAGAAAGCTCTATAAAGGGCTTTTTAGAGTGGGTTAATATGATTGCTTAAGATGAGATGATAAGCCCGTATAGAGCGTTATAGAGCGTTTTAGGGATTGCCCTTCCCTTTCGGGTTATGGGCTTATATTGTAGTTGACTTGATAAGATGATATAGAGTAAGCTATAGAGTTATTGTTCTAAAGGTCTGGTAAGATTCTAGGAAGGGTTCTGTATAGAGTTCTATCTCATAGACGTAAAAAAGCCCCATCTAAGGGGCTGTAAAGGTGTCTGGGGCTATTTGCCCCGTTGCGGCGACTTGTTAGTTAATCACACCAAATTTTTGGTAGTAAAGCGTGATAAGAGAATCACCCCAATAGTAAGAAGATACACCATCCTTTAAGACTTCCTGTTTAGTTTCTTTCCAGAATGTTTCCGATGGATTGTAGTCCTGAATAGTTGCCTTCAGACACATTTCAATCATACCGAAAGCATCACCAGTTCCAACCATATCAAATTTAACATCTAATACATGGAAGCCAAAATTGTTAACAGTTGCGCGGATAGTAGCCATTTTCAGATTCTCCAGTTTAGGAATTTTGTTTTAGTGGGGAAGTCTCCCTCCCCGTTGAAAGTAATATTAATTCATTGCTGCATAAGTTGCAAGTCTTTTTTCATTGTATTTTGTAAGAATCTCACAAGATAAAACGTCATACTTTGCAACGGCTTCAGATTTAGTTAAACCGAAATGGCTTACAACTTCACCATTCATGAATCCGACTACTTCATAAGATTCTGCGATGATTTCACCGTTGAACCAATCACTTTCAATACGTTTGCAAAGTTGGATATCTTCTTTGTCAGTACCGATTTGTAACAGGATAGTGATTTCTTGATTATTCATTTTCTAGTCTCCAGTTTAGGATTGTTGGGGAAGGTCATTCCCTCCCCGTTGATAAGTACTTTATAGATTTACGATGATTTCGTCAAGCTCTTTTTGCATATCTTTTACGGATTTTTCGTGTAATTTAATCATATCATTTAATGCTTGTCCTAACTGTAAACTAAAATCAATATCTTTTGACTCACTAAGGTAAATGCTTTCTACATCGTAAAGGTGGAAAGGATGACAACCTGTTCCCATTGCCTGAGTACCAAAAGCCAATGGCATGATATACATGTTATGGGACTTGATAGAACGCTCATAAGCCATTTTAAAGCGGTTTAATTCTGCCTTTGATGACTTGATGCAGTGTTCACAAAGTTCTGCTACCAGTTCCATAAAATCCGGTAGGATTGTTGCAACAGCTTTCATAAAGTTGTCTGCTGTTACTAACTTAACGTTTTGGCGATGTACATAATACTTTTTATCTTCCCCTTTTGTAATGACTGCAAACAACTTATCATTACAGCGGAATTCGAAGGTGTCTTTTACTGGCTTGCTCATTACTGCATTGGAACGGATATGATTAATTGCTTGGAACTTATTCATTCTAGATTCTCCAGTTTAGGAATTTTGTTTTAGTGGGGAAGTCTCCCTCCCCGTTGATAAATACTTTACTTGTTTTGATTCTGTATTGCAAGTAGTTTTTTATCAAAAAGTTTATCTGAGATTTCACCAATGATGAGTATTGCTAATGGCAACACAACAGAGACAATCATACCGCAAAGGATAGGGTTTTTAATGATATCTAACATTTAGTGATTCTCCAGTTTAGGAAGTTGCCTTTTGAAGATACTATATAGATATGATTAGACCTTTGCAAGTACTTTTTACGCTTATCTATAAAGAATCTTTTAAGTGAATCCCTTTTAGATAAACCCCCTCGAACAAATCTATCAATGTCAAGGGGTATTGTCAACAGTTTTTTCAAAGAATTTTGTAAGTCATTGATTAGCTTATAAAGATTTTTTCTGTCTTGACATAGGTTAATCTCTGTGATTTTAGTAAGTCACTCCATATTAACCCCGCTATGTGACTATAACCTTTTTCACGTAATGCTTTCATCATGTTAGCTTTTGTTTCAAAGCGTGTTGCATAGTATTCGCTGTTTAGTGTTGTTTTGTTACCGTCATTATCAACGTGTACAATTTGCATCACTTGGAAAGGGCTTACATCTTCCCCCTTGTTCCATTGCTCAAAGTATTTTAGGCATTGCATAGGCGACATTCTATCGCTTACTTGTGTAGACCATGAGGAATTTTCTTTATCAGTGATGATTGTTACGTATGCCATTTTCAGATTCTCCAGTTTAGGAAGTGGGCTTGATTGATACTATATCTTTACTTAAAACGGTTTGCAATAGCTTTTTTCTTTGAGTGTAATTTTTCGGCTTTTTTCATGGTTTTAACAAGTAACATCATGATAAACGAGAAAATCATCTCTGAGAATACCGGATTATTAAAAACCATTTCAACTATATTTGACATTGTGAAAACTCCAGTTTAGGAAAGCTCTTTATCTGGGGCTTATGGTATCAAGCTTTTAAGCCCCATGTAAAGTACTTTATTTGTAAATCTCTAAAAATTCATCTTCATTAATATTTTCGTAGTATTCTGTGTTTTCGTCTTCACCTTGTAAGACGTAGCAACCCATTTTAGATGATTTGGGGTAATCTTGTCTAGCAATATTACAAGCCTCTTCCGCATTTTGTTTAGTGCCTTCAAAGGATTCTAAAACCCCATAATGGCAATCATTAGCCCCAGAGCATACAGCAAGCATGAGATAGATTGTTGTTAACATGTTTTAAGCCTCTTGTAAGCCCCTGTGCGGGGCTTTTTTAATTAACTGGTAAGATTCTATAGATTATGCTGTAAAGTCGTTTATATTGCTTTCTGTGATATTAGATTGCATATTTTCGAAAATGTCACAATAAACATTACTCATCTCATCGCTACGTTGAACCATTACAGCAATGTTATGTAATTCATCAGGTACATAGCCAAGATTTCTATTGTTCAAGTTAGGTACAAAAAACGGTGCATACATAGCATTAAAATCAGTTGTGTAAATCTTTTTAATCCAAGATTTATCAAAGTGTTCTGTAAAGCTTGCAACGTCTTTCATATTCTCACAGCTCCAGTCATCTTGCAATTCATCTTCTGGAATATCAAGTTCCAAGATAACTATTTTTTGTGATTTCATCTGGAAAGCCGCTGTGATACTTGCGCTATCCATAGCGTTTCTAATACCCTCTTCAGTGATTTGTTCTGCGTCCATATCCTCTACATCATAGAACTTACTAACAGGGTAAACATAAAAACACCCGTCACTGTCTGAGCAATTCCAAGCCCCTGAAGGTTTTTCTCCACCACTCAGCAGGTTTACAAAATTTTCTTGAGTAGTTCCGTGAAAGCATTTCATTTTTGAATCTCCAGTTTAGGATTGTTGGGGCTTCTGTCTTGCCCCGTTGATGAGTACTTTAATCTATCTAAAAATTAGTGTCAAACGTTTTTTAAAGTTCTGCGTAAATTGTATCGCAGATATCTTGAAAATCTTGCTTTTCTAAATTACGTTGTAACCACGTTGCAAAGAAATCAGCAATTGCAAAGTTAGCATCAAACTCAACAGATAACCACACTTTAATAGCAAATCGAAACATTTTCAAGTCTAATTCTTTATTAAGAACTTTTGACTTTGAAAGCATATCAGCCATTTCATATTGTGCGCCGTCAAGTGTAACACCCTGTGCAACATTTGCAAGTGAATCTCTGATGTTTTCAACGTCTAAAATTACACCCTGAATTTTACCGATAATGTTATGTAAAACCTCATCTGGTGCGGTTGATGTGATAGCATTAATACGGTTAACGGTCAAACGTGCTTTCAGTACTGCTATATCTTTGTTCGTAGCCATTTTTTGAATCTCCAGTTTAGGTTAGTGATAAAGTTCTTTATCTGGGGCTTATACTATCGACTTATAAACCCCATGTAAAGCACTTTATTAAGCAAGATGTAACTTTTTACCGCTAACAATAATGTAACTTACACCACTATTGCTGTAAACATCTTGATAAATTCTACGTAATTTACCTAAATAGGGCACTTTCCACGATGTAGGGATTTTCTTCCCATATCCGGTGGCAGTTTTTTGTAATCCTGCTACTTGCCAATTTAACAAGTGCTGTTCTGCTTGCAAGTCTTCAAAGTTTAATACACCATCTACATAGTGCTTTAAAGTTACATTTAAAGTTCTGCCATTATTAGTTGTATACATCTTAGATTCTCCAGTTTAGGATTGTTGGGGCTTGCTTGCCCCGTTGATGAGTACTTTACTTGTTTTGATTTGCCTTTGCAAGCTATTTTTTGCGTTTATTAATTTCTTGTGCAATAGCCGGATAATATTCTTTTAAATCAGTAGCTTGAATAGCATTTAGTAACGTATTGTAATCATTAACAAGCTCAAAGTTACCGGATAAAACATCACTGATTTGATAAGTGTCTGCCTTAAACCTGAAGCCCATCTCTAAACGTTGTAATTGTTCCACGCTTAAACGCTCTAAGAAGCTACTTACAAGGTTTATTTTAACTTTCCTTGTGATGGCCTTATCTGCATATGCTGAGGCTTGATAAGCTTTACATAGCGCCACAATTGAAATCAGAATTGCGATACCAGAAAGTAACATTTTAAACCTTCCCAACGTGTGATAATCTACCAGTGTGACTAATTTCATATGAATCAATCATATCAGCTTTTGATTTTACTGCTGATTTGCTAGTATTATCATAAATGTCAACCTGAAGCAATGGCTTGCCATGTTCTTTTTGAAAGTTCCAAATACAGATTAAAACTTCTTTCTTGTTAATCTTCCCATGATACCACTCTATAACATCCTGTGAACGTCTATGAGATTCTACAAAAGAAATGTTTTGTAGTAATTGGCTTAACTTTGAGCGTACATTAGCAGGAATTTTCATTTTAGATTCTCCAGTTTAGGATTGTTGGTAAAGCTCTTTATCTGGGGCTATCTTAGCAACTTGATAACCCCCATGTAAAGTACTTTTAGATATTAAAGATATTCATCACACTATCTTTTAAATCTTCCAAGCGCTCTAAAACTTCCTCTTCAGCACCTGAATTGCTTACTTCCTCTTTTAAGCGTGAATCTAAATCTTCCCCGTCAAGATAGCACCAATCAAAACCATACGCAAGGGAAAAACTATTTAAAACCGTGTTGCCTTCAGCGTCAACTACTGAGGCGTATAGAATGTAGCTATTAGCCCCTAAATCCCTTTCTAGTTCATCTTGTAAGCTCTTGTAAGCGGCTAATGATGGGTTATCCCTTCCCTGTTTTGCGTAATCACTGGCAAGCTGTGAAAGCGCATAGTGCATAGGAATTGCATATTTGTAGCCGTTACGTTCTGAGTTTTTAACTTTGATTGTAACTCCTCCTTTATGCTCATCAGTGAATTGCCAGTTATCCACACAATGGGAAGGCTCATAAACATTCATTGCTTCAAAGATGATAGTAAATTTTTCTTTTTGAACTTCAAAGGTGCTTTCGACTGATTTCATTTTTTGAATCTCCAGTTTAGGATTGTTGGTAAAGCTCTTTATCTGGGGCTTATACTATCGACTTATAAACCCCATGTAAAGTACTTTTAGATTAAATTGCCAATTAATGCTAAGTGCATTTTGTAACCCTGTTTTGTAAACACGTTAGTGTTACCGATAGTTTTTACACCTTTAAACATATTGTAAGAGCTATGTTTAAGAGTTAATTTTTTGTCTGTCTTTACGCCCCATCTTACAGTAGAATCTTTTCCGTTGTCAACCACTTTACCATTTAATTTTTTAGCAGTTGCACGAGCATCATCACGGGATTTTGCAGTAATTACGATGTTTTTAATGGTAGCCATTTTTTGAATCTCCAGTTTAGGTTAGTAATAAAGTTCTTTATCTGGGGCTTATCTTATTGAACTATAAACCCCATGTAAAGCACTTTATTAGTTAATTTTAAAAATTGTCACATATCCATCACTACCAATCATTTGAGACACGCCAGCTTTTTCGACATTGTAACCCATGTTATCAAGGTGATAGACTGCATCCTCATAACCATAAGAACTGCCCTGATATCGGCGTTTATCACAACGTATCAACGTTTTACCACGTCCAGCCAGTGCATTGATAATGGCTTTTTCACCTGAGAGTGTACCATCCAGCATCGTAGCGGTATAGTGATTTGTCTTGTTTCCATTTACATCATACTTAAAATTGTATGCGTGGACAACAATTAATTTACCTTTGAACTGCTCATTCATGTATTTTTCCAGAGCATCACGAAAGTTTTCTTTCTTGATGAATTTTGGCATATAATATTTTTTCATTTTAGAATCTCCAGTTTAGGATTGTTTAGTGGTAAAGCTCTTTATCTGGGGCTTAAGATACTACCTTTTTAAACCCCATGTAAAGCACTTTATGAAATAATTTTTATAAAATCTTTCATGGTTATCTTGTCGCCATTTGTTAGGGCTATGCAGTCATTATCCATCACTGACTTGTAAAGGTAGAAAACTTTCCCAATTTTTGGGTATCCGTCTAAATCTTTGTAGCTTATTACATTGCCTTCTTTAATCATTGTCAAGCCCTTTTAAACGTCATAGTAGTAAACTGCTGTATGTCTTGTAAACTGTCTTGTGTGATTTGTCAAATAACAATCCGACCTGATTGATGTATCAACATACTTGTCATAATCCTTTTCAGATATTCTTTGCCACACGTCACAGATTAACATAAAGAAGCGACGTTTTTTAGTTTTGTTATTATCGACAATCATTAATTCCCGTTGATATAACATTTTTTGAATCTCCAGTTTAGGATTGTTGGGATTGCTTCCCGTTGATGCAAATACTATAAGACTGGTTTTTTAGAGTCAAGCAAATTTTTAAAAATATTTTTGGCATGTTGTGAATGAAACGGGCGCGTACACATAGCACTAAACAGAAAACTAGTCAAGAATTATTTTTTAATCCGCTACAAATTTTTCTCTTGACTTTTGGGAGGAAGGGGAGTAAGAGGGGGTGGTGGGGATGGCTGGCTATATCTGGCTACCTGCACAAATTGAAAATGAATTTTCTTGCCCGACCTGATTTTTCTCTGCACAATTTTGAAATGAAAAAGCTCTTTGGAGTTCACCTGCACAAATTGAAAATGAATTTTCCCTTTGGAGTTGACTTTGATTTCACTCTACAGATTTCTTTATAGACCTTTATCTGCACGATTTTGAAATGAAAAAGCCCTCCTTACCTTGTGTTTGCAAGAACAAGAAAGGCTTACTCTATTGTGAATACTTTACAAAGTTACTTAGTTACGTGCTTCAACAAAGCTAAAACGTTTATCAGAGATAATCTTATCAGCTTCTTCATGGTCTTGTGCAAGAAGGTAAACACTTGCATTGTCCCCAAATGTTACTGCTCTCAAGCAGTGGTCGTGTAACGGGTGGGTAACTTGAGCGTTACTCAGAGAGTACTTCTCAACCGGAGGGTTACTTTTATGCACCTTACCCTTCCGTTTTACCCGTAGTGTAACTTGATTATCCTTCACAACTGCGACACCATCAAAGTGTTGAGGTTCACTGTAGTTGTTCCAACCAACTATGTTATTGGTTAGTCGTCTGTGCATTGTTTCTTCATAGACATAAAGGTAAACGTCTACATCTTTCATTGTCTGGTTAATGATTGAAGTAACTGCAAAGATATCCAAACCACCAATCCCTGCACAAATCATTGGAAGACCAACCTTCTTAAGCTGGTTTACTTTGCAGTAGTTATTAAGACGCTGCAAAGCTGCTTCTAAGGCATTGTAACGTGCATCTTTACCAGTGATAACCTGAGTGTATAGGTTAGCAATTCGACCCTGCTTGAAACGTGCTACAGAGATATTGCCAAGCATAAGATGTACAGGTTTATGGTTCTCACCACCAACTGTCTCATAAACTTCAGCGTCAGTCTCATAAGCTTTTGGATAACGTTTTGCAATCGTCGCTGCAATCCCTGCACCCATCAAGTTCATGCAGTTGCATCCGTGACCAATGATATCAAACTTCTGGTTATCAAAGGCTTCAAAGATATCACCTTTAATGATTTTTACAATGCCCATGTTACCATTTCTCCCATGATTCTTTATCTTCAGAAGGTTTTACACGTTGCCCTTCATGGTCTACCCAGATTCCACCACAACCTTCACAGAGTGTTGGCATAGCATAACCAGCTTTGAAATCATCTTCAGTGATAAGACCTTTCAAGTCTCCTGTATCACGTCCAAACATTTCAATAGAACAACTCTTGCAGAAATCAGCCATTTAAGATTACCTCTTGAGTGACTGTACGATTACTGGTGAAAGTCCGTTTAAAACTTTCAACGTTTGAACGTAAGAAGCATTCATCCAAATAATATTTGAAGGTTTCTTTATGTGAGAAAACCTCTGTAAACGGGATTACTTCACTTCTCCCTACATAGATACCAGATGCTATAATTTGTCGTGTCTTTTTATTTCTGACGATTAGAACTTTCATACATCACCTTTTCAGTTAGTTGATACAAGTCTACATGTTCAATTCCAACAATGTCAATACCAATTTTAGCGTAACGCTCTTTGATATCATTATCGTTCATCCAAACGAGACACCAATGATTTCTAACAGACTCTTCAAGCTTATGTACACAATCTTGGAATGTTGGGGTATCACCTCTTGTACCAATCATGGCGATTACACCATATAGAAACTCACCATTGCCATATGTCACTTGGGCTACACCAATATCTTTCTCATTATCTGAGAATACGGCTACAATGGTTTTACCATTAAGTTCCATTAGAGATTACCTCTTTAATTTGTTGTAAGATTGCTTCTGAAGCTTCTTCCCATAAGGTAGAGTTTTCAATTGAATCTTTAACCTGTGCAATACCAATATTAAAACGGGTATCACCATACTCTTCAATCAAGTTAAGAAGCTTCTGTTTGTCCACAATCATTCCCTCGTTTTTAACGTTGCGTAGATTTCTTTGGAATCTTCACCGAACCAGATATAGTGATTCTCTTTGATTTCAGGATGGTTGTCAACACGAATCTTACATTCTCTTCCAACATGTTTTAACTGTGCCGTGATTCCCTGTATGAATAGGTGACACATGATATCATCCATGATTGTTGGTAAGAAGTCAATTCTCATGTAAGTGTTGCTTGGTCTTGGGAGTAGTAGATAACCTTCTACATAGAACGTTTCATTCTTCTCTGTCATTGCTGCTTATTCCCTAACAAAATCATATCAATCAAATTGTTTGCCTTGATAGCACATTCATAGAATCCATCACGATAAAACTCCATAGCACTAGCAAGGTCTTCACCCTTAGTACCTTTGACAGTGTACCTAGTTTCTTCCTGAGTGTACTTGTCACTCTCACTTACTTGGGAGTTTTTGAAGGTACTGTTCACCTTGTTCATTGAACACCCTGACATAAGACTCAGTAGCACAAATATTAAGAAACTCTGTCTTAGTTTTTTCATAAGTTAATACCTCTTTTGTGTGTTTGTTTTTAGCAAGCACATCTTTCAAATCGTTTTTGTAATTAGCGCTAAGGTTTGCTAAACCTTCTTGGTAAGCATCCTTAGCAACACTAACCAATCTCTGATTAGTCAACTCTTTCTCGTTAACTTGGCTGGTCTTGTAAGTATAACCTCCCCAAGCACCAACACCTAACAGAAACATGATTACAAAAGCAGCTTGACAAAATTCTTTAAATGTCATTTAACTTCTCCTAGAAATGAAAAAGGCTCCCGAAGGAGCCTCTATATTAACCTTAACCTAGAACTTTAGCAAGCACATTTGCAGCCATTGTTGAGGCTTTAGCAGCAGCGTTAACCCCAGCTTTAATGGTGCTGTCCTTGATAGCTGATACCGTTGCAGCATCAGTAAACAGATAAGTGGTAGTCTTTTCACCACTTGTGAAGGAAAGCATAAGAGTAGTTTCCAGATTGAAGGAACGGTATGGTGCTCCCTGTTTTACAATCCCTGCTGAACCAAGTTCTGAAGCCATACCCATATCATAGATAGTCATCAGGTTTTCTTTGTGAGCAGTTGTAGAACCAACACCTTTAACGTGTTTAGAAACATTCAGTAGAGCACGATACTCACGAATCTCTCCGTCAGCTTTAACGTTTACTGCTCGGAAGATTTTACCTTCAAATTTGTCTTTGATGATATTACGAACAACTTCAGATTTGTTTCCGGTTGCATCGATAGCTACTGTGATAATATTTTGCATGGTTTTCTCTCTCAGTTTTTAACTAACATTGTTTTAATGTGTGGGAGGATTCTTTCAACCTTTGCCACGTTCTTTACTGTATCTTCTATAAAACATACTACATCATAGTAAGGTAGAATGCAAGACTGAAGCATACGAACTTTCAAACTTTCTGCACTAATCTCATTGTCACCGAATCCACGCATAAATAGTAAGAAGTCACTGTCTGTGTTCTCATTCAGGAAGAGATGTGTAACCACTCTTTGTGATTCACCACGAGCAGTCAAGAATCCTATATCAGCATTCTGTGAGATTCCACATAGGATGTTAAAAACATAAGTTGGTTTAGCCCTGTGAGAGTCTACCAAGTTTGTGTACTGTGAGTAAGTACCATCATCTAACAAGGTTGCATTAAGACTTTTGTCAAAGCTTGTAAGAACTCCGTCAATATCTGCCAGAACCATTTTACGTTTTGCTTCTAAGTCTTTTGCAACTAAGATGAGGCTATTACGATTTACATACACAGTCTTACCAGTTAGCAAATCTTGACAAGGAATCTTTGTCATCGTTGAGTGAAAGTCTTCAAAGCAACACACAACATATCTTGCTGTATCTGCAAAGTCAGCTTTAGCAGTTTCTGACCAACTTGCAGAACTGATATCTAAATCCAAAGGTTTGATATCATAAGCATGACACAGAACCTTATCAAATTGTTTTGATTCGCTCATATTTTACCTTTTTAATGTTTGTTGCAAACTCACATTGAGCAAGCAGTTGCATGTTATTGTACACGTCTTGAGAGTATTGTCTAGCCTTTGGAATCTTATATTTGTAACCAGCATTATAAGATGCTAAGACACGCTTCATAGAATACTTTCCATTTGGGTGACCATGAACCTTAGCCCAGAAAAGAAGTTCCTTGTGAGCCTCTTTAGCTGAGTAATGGAAATCACTGATAAGCTTTCTCTTTGCAACGTTAGGTGAAATCTTGTTACGCTTTACAACAGTCTTCAAATGATTCTGGAACACTCCATAATCGTGAGTCTTTTTATTAACAACCTTGACACCTAATTGTGACTCTTGTAAGGCTATAGCTGCTAATGGGATTCCCCAACCTTGTCCCATCTCTTTCTCGCCATAATTGTAAGCCTTTAACATGTTAACTTTCTGGCTAATTGTTAGTTCTGGACAATCTGACGCTGTAGCAACCTGTGCTGTTAATAATAAGCACAAACCTAAAATGAATTTCTTCATTGGGTCTCCTATTTTGTTAAACATGCAGACAATTATACACCATCCTACACATTTTTCAAATAAAAAAGGCTGCCGAAGCAGCCCTTTAGGATTCTTACTAATTAAACTTCACGTTTACGCTGAGAAATCAGTTCACCAGCAGTACCTACAACTACGTGTAGTGCTTCTGAACCATCCCACTCTTTAACAACTTCACGACGGCCATTCACGATTGCTGCTACTTCATAACGGGAAGCTCGCATTTTCATATCTTGGTAATCAGTTGGTACTGATACAACATCTCGTGGGTGTACACGAACTTTCAGGATGGTATCTCCAGAGAAGCTTGTTACATAATCCCAAGCACCAACATGAAGACCCTGAGAGCAAGTTACGTTACGGTTATTATCAACCATCCAACGTGGCATCTCTACAATGTTACCCAAATCATTAGGAACCTTGCAAGTACGAGAGTCAAACAGTTTACCACCACGGCTAGTTACTTTCTTCCAACCAATAATGTAACCTTCTTCGTCAATCTCAACGTCAAGATGTGATACGAATCCCCAAAGTTGTTCTACAGAATCTTTGGATGGGTTTTCCATCAGCTTCTCGAAGAACGCTAATAGATGGGTAAATCCTTCATCACCATTCTTCATCATGGTCAGGATACGGTCTACCAGAGTTGAACGCATCTGAACAGCACCGTAGTACAGGTTATCACCCTTGATAGTGATAGCTCCCTGAGTGAAGTTCTCAATAGACTTACGGATATTCATCAGGTCAAATGCTTTCTTGTACTGACCTGCTGCGACTGCGAGTTTAATCTCTTCAAAGTTTACATGAGTTGACTCAACAATCTCAGACTCTGCACCGAAAGTCATGATAACAGAATCACCAGTAATCATGTACTCAATCTTGCTGTTACTTTGCATTGCATCATGTAGAGCATTTACTGGTTCGGCTTTGGCTTCTTCTTTCTTAACAGCTTTCTTAACAGCTTTTGCAACTGTAGTCTTAGTAGTTGCTTTCTTAGAAGTCTTAGCAGCTTTTGCAATAGACTTCAGAGTTTTGGCTGGTTTAGCTGGAGCCTTAACCAGAGTTGCTTGGTGACGTTCTACAGCACGACCAACAGAGCGTGTTGAAGTATTGTAACGATTTGCAATGGCAGTCTTGGTCAGTTTACCTTCCATTACCAGTGCATAGATTTCTGCGTCGATTTGTGCTTTAGTTTTAGTAGTCATCTTAATATCTCTCTTTAGTTAATTAACAGTTTCGTATTTTAAGGGGCTTTTCAGCCCCTGTCAAACTCTTTTAAGACCAAGAATTAGTATCTTCTGGGATGTGCTTAACATCAAACCCTAAGAACTTACCAACCTCAACAGGTGATACTTTATTCCAATCTAAGTTAGAAAGCAAGAAGTTTTCTTTGCGACGATGCTCAAAATACTTCTCAATTTTCCTTTTAAGACGGCTCTTAGCTTTATCAAGAGACTGTCTCATCTTAGTCTTAGGTCGCATTGCTTTACGTAATGACTCCAGAACACTGACAGTACCCTCATAAGCAATAGTCCCAGCAGAGTAAGCCAAACGTCCAAACATTGCTTCTACAGCGTCTTCGTTACCCTCTAAGAACATCGTAAATTTGATATCCTTGGAGTAAACATAACCTTTAGACTTCTTCTTATTATTAAACGTAAATTCACGAGAAATAATATGTTTATCAGTCAGGTCACACTTGTTTGCAGTCCATTGATAAATCATGTGACGATGATAATCTACCCAATGAGAACTGTCAACATAGTCTTTGAAGACTTGTTCAGTTACTTCAATCCAGTCTTCCGGTACTTTCTTCCAGTTTGCTTTACGGAAGACATACACAGACTGTCCAGTTAACTCTGTCACGAGTTTAGCAGCAGTCTCTGGAGAACATGAGAACAGTCCACCAATTACCTCATCACTTTGTGCTTTGATGTAAAGTTGTGGTTCCTCAATCTCATCAAAGTTCTCTTTGACTTCTGAGTAACCTACTCGGTCATCGTTGAAGACAAAAGCTTTGTAGAGCTTAACAACTCCACGAGTAATTGTACGTTTCTCGTAGTGGTGTTCTTTAGATGACATGTTGTGAACACTTAACAGGCTCTTGTCAAGCATGTGTAGCGTTACAAATTCATCAAATTGTTCCTGACTATTAAATAGGAATGCAATACCATTGTAGCGACGGAAGTTTGAGTCTTCCTGCTCGCGGTCACGGCAAGCACCACGGATAATCTGATTCTTGCCAGTTGTCTTTTCAGTACCATTCTTGTTTCGACGGTCATTGATAAGGAACAGGTAATTACTCAACTTATCTTTACTCATTGCACCAAAGATACTGAACATTGCAGAGTCTTGTGTATGCGTGGCTGAAGTTGCACGAATACGATTCTCAAGACTGCTGTATTTGTAGTATGCAACAGGTTCATACAAGTTACCGATATTAGGAACCTGATTACCATCTTTGTCAAGACGGAAGTTACCATTCTCATCTTTTAAGAAGGATGGTGAACCATCAGCCTCAGTCAATTGACCACGGCGAATACCCAAAAGTTTACGTTCAAGGTCTGCTAAGTTCTGACCTTGCCACTCTAACTTATCATTAACGTGATAGAATATTTCACGAGCATTCTTCCTCATATCATCATAAGCTTGTGCAGCGTCAATCAACGTGGGTTTGTCTGCAACCTCTTTAATAACATCCTCAACAATAGTCGAAGTAATCTTTTTAACTGCTTCAACAATTTTGTTTTTGGTAGTGTCGTTCATCTGCAATGCTTCACGAGATGCAGCAATAGCCACTGAACCAATCGGCATGTAGATGTTTACAAGGTCTACAGAACTACGGAAGAACTGAGGCAGAACCGTTGTAAATTCTGAACCAAGTAATTCACCCATTTCAACAGGGTATGCAATATTCCCCATTACAACGTTGAAGTGAACACTGTTATTGTTTGAGCGCCAACCCTCTTTGTATTTCATTGCATCATAAACACCATCTTCACGAGAGATTGAAGTCATTGCTGCAAGAATATCGAAGAACTCAATGTTGCAATCTGGTTTAACTTTAAAGTATGAGAACACATTACTTGCTTCTTCTTGGAACTTAGAAATGCGACTCTCAGAGACTGCTACTCGAACTGCTAAACCATTTGGTTCAGTTGTTGGGTTAGTAGTCAGTTTAGTAACTTGAGGAATACCATTCTCAAGATATACAGAGTACTTGTTAACAATACCATCAACGTAGCTTGATACAGTGAATGATTGAGCAATTGCAAACGGTGACTTTGAACCGATACCCATAGCACCGATGTAGTCATTTGAGTCATTCTTTGTTGACTCTCCGTAGGTCATGTAAAGTTTCATTACTTTATCATGGGTCAATCCAGTACCAAAGTCTCGAACTTCAAAGTACGGCTCAAAACGAGTTGGTAAGTGAACCAAGAAAGGTTTATCACTATTACCTGAATCAATGTGAGCATCTACTGCGTTACAGGATAACTCACGAATTACAGCACGTTCTTTGTAGGTGTATACACCAGAACTCAGAAGACTAAACATTTCAGGTGTCATCTTAATCTGAGCTTGAGAAGTTTCTAAAGTGTCTGAACTTTTGATAATCTCTGCGTGGTCATTTACCATACGCATAACAGGATTCCTCTTTGTTGTTTGGTGAGGTAACTATATTCTTTTATAGATACCTCTGTCAAGTTACTTTTTAAATTTCTTTCCAGTTCCGTTACAGTAAGGGCAACAATGCCCAATACCAGCTATTCCAGAACCTTCACACTCATTACATGGTTCAGTCTCTGCAAAGTACTTGCAAAGCAATACTGCAATAGCAACAATACAACCAAGTGATAAGATAATCTCTAACCAATAACCTTGCATACATTCTCTCCTACAGTTTTGAACAGGATAAAGCTTCTGTCATGAACGATGCTTGAAGAGACTGCAAAATTATCTTCAAGGATTCTTTTGTTCGGATTATAGAAGTGTTCACAGAACAGGTCAAGGGCTTCTTGGTGATTTTGTGGAAGACCTTTGATGTAAACCTTCAAAGTAATCGTTGTATGAATCTCAGAAGCAAGTTGAGTCTGAGCTTCCTGCATAATCTTGTTAACAAACTTATAACCATCTTCAGTACATTTGATGTTTTCCCAACGTTCTTCTAAGATAAGGTTGATATTCATCTGCTTAATTTTCATAGCATTCTCCAGAAATTAAAAAGGCTCCCGTAGGAGCCTCTTATAATACTCAGTTAGAGTTGTTTGTCAATGTTATTTCGAACATCACAAAGGTTTACATAACCATATGGTTGAGAGTTGCTAAACACCAACTTCAAAGCACATTCTGGATTATCCAGTACACCTTCAAACTCTGCAAAGCCAAAGCCGTCTACAGCTTCCAGTTTATCACCGTCACACATAGGAACTACACCACCAAAAGCAGACTTCTTAAGACCACTGTCAGTTTTAGGGTCTTTTGCCAGCATGATTTCTTCACCGTCCATCTGAGCAAGAGTAGCCTTGACAGCAAATGCAAAGGTATCACGAGTCAGGTACTGGTAAGTGTATGAGCCAACACCAAAGACCACGTTAGAGCTTGCAAAACCTTTGTCAGCAAGACGACCAAGAATCTCATTAGCTCGCTCAAGGGTGATAGAATCACCATAGATTAAACCGATGTGCTCATCCAGTACTTTGTAACCTTTACTGTTCACACGACCACCAAAGATGTTGTAGAGAGTTGGGATAGCCCCATCAATCTCTGCTGTCAGCATACGCTTAACAACAATATTTCCGGTCTTATTAAAATCTTTCAAGTTAACTGTTTCAGCAGTTTCAAAATCTTCTTTATCAACAACTAACTCATAACCTTCAGAGATAAGCCATGCAGCAAACCCATAACCCATATCCTGCAACTCACAATACTGAATAAGATTCAGGAGTTTATCATTGTTCGGTGCAATTTCTTTCATATGTTTGTAGAACATACTCTTGGCATTTTCCCACTCAACAGCACGATAACCAGCAACAATGTGAATGGGGTCTCCAGAGTCTGGACGTATTACCAGTTTACCTTCACGCTTCAGGATAACTTCACGGAGTTCTGGGAGAATCTCTGTAATAGTACGCCAGAAGTTGTAAGTATCTGAAACAACACTTGCAATACCAGTTGGATATACGTCTACCAGTAAATGCTCAAAGGTTTTAACCTCACCACGCCAACGTTTTGCATCCAGCAAGCTATCAGACTGCATGATGTACTGTGAATGAATATCTTCCTCTGACAAGTCTTTCATATTCCATGAAATGTTTGCGCACATCACAGAGTGTTCAGTAGCTGGTACAGAGTTGCCGATATCACTTACTTCCATAAACTGACCATAAGCACGTTTAGCAGTGTAGACAGCAGGGAAGCTGTCAGTACCTTTAAAGCTTGTCAGGTGACCTACAGCGTTAAAAGCATCATCTGTAAAGCCTGACATACCACGCATTGCAAAATCATGACACTGCCAAGGTAAATGGAAGTCATTATCACAGGTTACATCAGCCCATTGCTTACAGATACGTTTGTAGTGTAATGCAATAGTGGCAATCGTAGAAGCTTTCCAAATTTCAGCAGAGAAAGCATCTTCCAGATATCCAGCTACCCAATGGAAGCCCTCTACAGTATTCTTGAAGATAATCATTGGAACACGCATTGGAACCACTGTACCCTCTTCTACAGAGTAGACTTCGACTGGCAGATAGCCTAAATCGTGAAGTTCTTCCCAATGCTCACGACCAATCGCATCTGCACCGAGAACACCGTTCATGATTTCTAAGATTTCGTCAACAACTTCTTTCTTATCTCGTTCAAAGAAGGTAGCATTCCAGTGGTCTACTAAGTAATCTTTAACGAAACGTTGAATACCAAAAGCAACTACACCGTCAATATCAAGTGGAGTGTTAAACCACTTATCACCACGAGGTGTAAGATTTAGCATCAGATACTGTGTAGCACTTGGGTACTGGTAGATATGGCCAGCTTTGTAAGCATCCGCATTAAGACCTGCTGGTACTGCATAAACTGATTTAGACATAATTTTATCTCTCTCAATAGTGGGGCTTTTCAGCCCCTTCAAAGTTTATTACTCAATGTTTGCTACAGTTACTTGTGAGAACTGATTCAGACCACGGTCTTCAGCATCCCCTAGCGAGTTTGTAGTGTAGATATGGTCAATGCCATTGTCAAGAAGATTTTCAACACCTTTTGAGAAAATCCCATGAGTTACATAAAGTTCTACACGGCTTGCACCAGCTTCACGAAGATGTTTTGCAGCTTCTACAAAGGTACGACCACCATCACAGATATCATCGAGAATCATGACAGCTTTACCAGTTAAGTCTACATCATCAAGGATTCGCATACCAGTGATTTCACCAGTTTTCAGATTACGAATCTTAGCCATTGTGATATATGGCTTATCAACCTCTTTAGCAGCCTCTTCAGTCTTCTTGGCTGCACCTGCATCTGGAGCCACTAAGAAATCAATACGTGGGTCACTTGCAAAGTGTACTGCTGCTTCTTTCTGAGGCAGGTTATGGAAGCACTTAAACAAGTTCTCTGCTACGTTGCTGTGGGTATCTAAAGCACATACTGCATCAAACTCCATAGCATTTACCAGATTTGCAAAGACTTTCAATGCTGCTGCATCACCTTTAAACATGTGACGGTCATAACGAGCATTTGGTAAGAAGCCAAATACAGCAGTCTTCATAGTTGATTTCTGAGGAATTAGTTTGTCAATAGCTTCTTTCGCCAGAGCTAAAGCAAACAGAGTATCTTTGTCGTAACCCTGTACAGTGAGGATTACATTCTCAATCTGGGAAGCATTCTGTTCAGCATAGGCTACTAGGTCTTCTGAGAAGTTACCACCAATTTCTCCAGACGGAAACTGGATAATGTTGAACTCTTCTTGGTGAGCACCTTTTTTACGTGAGTGTAATAGTACACTAATAATAGTTTTCATAATATTTCTCTCAATCAAAAGTTACGAAGGTTACAGCCATAGCTGTTTTGCATTTCTTTGGGTCTACAGTATGATAAATCACTAAACAGTTACCTGTACCGTCTGGAACTGGTTTTGTCCAAGTGCGTTCAATGTTTGGCTCTCCAAACTCTTTGTAGTAGCCATTAGATTGATGGTCTACCATCTCAAGTGCAAGGGCATCTGGAACGTGACCACGTATCATGTACATTTCACAACCGTTACCACCTTCACTAATAAGTTCTTTGATTTCCCATTGTTCTCTAGCCATTATAAGTCGCCTCATAAACAGTCTCGAACTTCAACAAGAGAGATATTGCCAGAACTGCATATTCCTTGTCAAGCATTGGTGGCATATTATTTTTAATATATTCTTTTTGTTCTGCATAGGTCATCTTAGGGGCTTCTAGAAGCTTCTCTCCTTGCTTCTGGTTATCAAGTTGAGTCTGGATAAACCAGTTAGAGCAATGGTGCTCCCCACCCTTTGTAACGGGCTTATGGTGGCCTAATGTGAAAGATTGCTTACCAGAGTAACGGCAAAGCTTGTTAAGAGTTGTTATAGTGTTCTTTACAACACAGTACTCATAAAGGTTATCAATAGTGTAGTGAGGATAATATGCAAAGAGGGAGCTATCACGGTACTTTCCACGATTCCAAAGAACCATGTGATTAGAGTTTGAAGGGTCATATTGGTGAGATTCAATGAACTCTTGACGTTCATCAAAATCAAGACGTAAAACAGACATTGCAGCAGCACGCTTAAGGTTTGCGTAGTACATGATTTCTCCAAAATAAAAAGGGAACCTTTTACAGTTCCCTAATCATACACTCTTACTGTGTAACTTTCAACACTTTGAAGAAGCCTTCTTCACCGATGTTGCTTGTAACGTAATCTGTAGGTTTGATTGAATAGTTCAGACATACAATCTTCTTAGCTTTCTTGTCATAAGTCAGCTTAAGTTGTTTTATCTCTTTGTCACTAGCAAGTGACTCATTGTACATCTTTACAGCTTTCTTAAATGGGATGTATTCACCACCAAAAGCTAGAAATCCCGTACCACAATAATGTGCGTTATGTTGCTCAACCATAAACTGACACAGAACTGCAATCTGAATCTTACGAGTGTTATAAATCTTTTCCATGTTGGCTATCCCTTATTTGCTACGTTTACGGTTACGGGCTTTTTTAGCTGCACGTTTAATTGCTGCTGCACCAGACTGACGGTGAGCTTGTTTCTTACCACCTTTACCACGTCCAACGTGAATGTAAGGTTGCTGTTCAATCTGGCTTGCAAGAACCTGTGCAACTGCTGAAGCATCTACACCAACCTGCTTACCTGTCATAGAGACAATTGCTGCTGCTTTTGCAAGTGCCGCTAAGAAACTAGCTTTCATATCACCAAAAATTCCCATTTTAATCTCTCTCATTTAAAGTTTAATACAGAACTGGTCTAGTTCTTCTTTTTCGATACCAACTCGAACAAGCCCGTATCTTACATCAGTAAAAAGCATCTGTCCATCATTAAATGTGCTTTCTGAATCAACGTGGAAAGTAACACATTTAACAATCTCTGCTAGAGCTACTAACCCTCTTTCCCCAAACTTCTCATTGGTCTTTACAATCCACTCATCGAGTGAGTTAATGTTATAAGTCCACTTACCGGAGTAGCTACTCTGCTCTCCATTGACAGTCGCCTTGCCAGCCATATTCTTTTCTCCACAAGTTTTGGTTGTCTGAACCACGATACGGCTTGTTCGTTGGTTTAGAAGCATCATACTTACCATCAATTACCACGTCAACATATTTCATCACTTCTTTATTAATTTTTTCATGAAGCTGAAATCCTGTCCAAAGCCATATAGACTTTTCTGGGTAAACAGTTTTAATACGTTTGCATATGTTGGTGACTTCTTGAATGTTTCTATCATCCAGAGGTTCTCCACCAAGTATTGACAGCCCACTAATAGCATTATCATTCATTAGCTGCATAATGCCATAAAGGTTTGCGTAAGTAAACTCTTTTCCTGCATTAAACTTCCAAGATTCCCTGTTAAAGCAACCTTCACAATGGTGACGACAGCCAGCTACAAAAAGACTGACACGAGCACCTTCACCGTTCGCTGTATCAAATTTTCGTATTTCCATGTAATTCATTAAATCACCTCAAAGACTGCCTTCTCAGATTTAACAACATATTCTTCACAGTGCTTTTTGATGAAGCCTGTGAGTAACTCATCTTCCTGTGCTCTTGTCATCAAAGCTACGTATTTGGGATTCATGATTTGCTGGTGGCTGTGAATCTCGAAACAACCTACATCTGTACCATCGTCATCAGACCAAGTACCGTGAAGGACTACAACTAGCCCGTCAAGTTCTTGAGGAAGTTGTAGATTGGAATCAATAGCATCTGCAAAGACCTCTGAAGTAATCAAGCATTCTGCTGAGATGTAGAAAGTGCTTCCACGACGATGTTCTTTAGAAGAACTCCCAAACTCAAGAGCATACTCTACTAAGAACTCTTTCATATCTTTAGTTAGTTTTATCATTTTTATTTCCTGCAAAGTGTGTGTAAAGTAATCCTAAACAGAATCCTAGTGTAGTCGAACCTATTAGTGTTATCAATAAAAATTCTTTTATCATTTAGTACCACCATATTGACTGATTGTTATCACAAGTATACAAGTACTCTGTACCAGTTTGTGGGACTAGGATTGTTGTATTCCCTGCCTGAACTGACACATAATAAGTGTACTCTCTACTCTGTGAAGTTTGTTGACAGTGGTTTGCCTCCATCCAGATAGAAGTGTGATAAGCATAATATGCAGCATAACCTATCATAGCTGCTAAGAGAATGCCAATAACCCACATCCAAAAGTTAGGCCAGAAGTCATAACTCATGGTGTTACCTCTTGATAGACTTTCCAGAACTCACCTGTTAACTTCTCATCGTACCAAGTGCCATTTGAAGTCTGCCAAGAGACTACATAGCCATTGTCAAGAATGTATTTCAGTTTTGCTTCAAGAGTTGTGCCACCAACTTTACCAACAAACAGGTAGACTTTCCCAACTTCCAACATTTTATTCTCTCCAATAAAAAAGGTAGTGCAAGCCTATCAAGACCTACACTACCTTGTCAATTACTTACATAGATTTTCTGTCTTTAATCTCTGCAATTTTTGCATCGTTCATTCTTGAGGTTCCCTTGATTTTAGTCCAACCAAGATATCCACAAACACGGTTAATAACAGAGATATCATGTGAGTGACACTTAGGACATTCTTCAACATCTGCACTTGGACGGTGACCACAATTTTCACAGATTGCTAAGTCAAAGTTAACACCTTGATAGAAGCCCTTACCCATACCCCTTGTAACACATGCTTCAATAGCTTTATGATTCTCTGGGTTAGCAATACGAACATATTGAATATGCCCTCCATTGCAGGAATGGAAGAAAGGTTCTTCTAAGTCTTGCTTCTCAAATGGTGTAATATCTGCTGCTACGTTCATGTGGAAGCTATTTGTAAAGTACTCTTTATCGGAGACACCTTTAATAACTCCAAACATGTGACGAAACTGCTTCAATTGCGTACCACAAAGGCTCTCAGCAGGTGTACCATAAAGGGCATATAAGAATCCATCTTCTTGCTTAAACTGCTCCAGCTTGGCGTTTAGGTGCTCCATAACTTGATGTGCAATACCTTCTGAAGATGACTCATGAAGTCTACCTTCTCCAGCCAAAACAGAAAGCTCATCTAGTGCGGTAACACCAAAAGAAGCTGTGAAGGATTTCACAGTATCCCAACCAATCTTGTCAGTTGGTTTCTTATGACCTTTGTACAGTCCACCTTGAGTAAACGCCAGAGGGTTAGAACTTGCTGGCATGTTAGCAATCATTTCATAACGCTTCTGGTGGAATGCTCGAATCATTTCAAGGTACTTGTCAATCTCTTCAAAGAAGCCAAGTTGATTCTCCTTAGCATACTGATAAATCATTGGCAAGTTCAGTGAGACAGCACCAATGTTAGCACGTCCTACATAGAACTCTTCACCATCTTCATCAAGGTATGGTGACAGATAAGCCCTGCAACCCATCGGTGAAATCACTTTACCCGAGCGTTTAAAAGCATCTGCTACAGCACCATGACCAGATACACTCAGGAAGTCTGGGTACATTGCTTTAGAGCAACACTCAATAGCTTTTCCATAAAGTTGACCTTGCCAGATATCCAGAGAGTGTCTTTTCTCATCATAGATATATACCAGTTTAGGGAATACTACTGGTTTCTTGGCTTTACCTTGACCATTCATACGAACATCCAAGATAGTCTTAGCAATCATGTATTGCAGACGGTTATCACGGTTTGACATATCTGGTTCAAGTAATCCAAATGTTAAAGTTGTAAAAGCAAAGTCACCACGACTGCAAGGGACAGTGTTAAGTTTCATCTCAAGGGATTGAAAGCCCTGAGTTAACTCAATTTGTAACTGGTTCTTGACATAGTGGTAAATCTTGTCTTGAGGGATTCCATAAGCAATAGCCATTTCCTCATGATACTTCTGAGACTTCTTAGCATATGGTACTAAAATCTTATCAATCTCTGGGATAGTGAATCCACCAAATTGCTGTGCAGTTGCTGATAGAACAACGTCACCGATAACCTGTAAAGCTGACAGAACAGACTTTGGTTCACAGTATTCAATACCAGACATTTCAAAGCCACCTTCCAAGACTTTGCCAATATCAAATAAGCAACAGTTGATTCCACCAAATACCAAGTCTCTTAGGTCGTGAATGTAGATAAATCCATCTTCAATAGCTCTTATTTCTTCTGGTGTTAAGTGATACTGTTTAAAGATTTCTTTTGTCAGGTATCCACGAATAATAGAACCCTTTGTAGAGATTAAGCTACTGTCAAAGTTAGCATTCTCACGGTCACCTAAGAAGAGAGTGTCTTTAGTCTTCTGATACAGATAATCCCAATTCTGTGCCACCTCTTTACGGTAGTTACGATACGTTGAGTATGACTCATAAATCTCATGGTTAGTGACAGCCAGAGCACCTTCTACAATACTGTGAATGTCATCTACAGAGATTAGTAAAGCATTCTGATTAGATGCCTTTGCAAGAATCCTCTTGAAAGCTGCTTCTAAAGCATGGATAACTTCTAGTGGAAGTTCTTTGTAGCCAACACGATTAGCTGACTTCTCAACGGCTGTCAAGATTTTGTTAATATCTGGTTTTTCAAGTGAGCCGTTCTTTTTGATAATTTGTACTTTAACCATTCTAACTCCTGATATGAAAAAGGTCTCCGAAGAGACCCTTATTTTAATTTTTGTTTAAGAGATTATCAAGGAAGTTTTTAACCTTGGTACTCCATCCAAACTGAATGTCTAGAATCTCAATGATTAGCCATACTAGCATAAACCCGAACATTAAACCTTGTTTAAAGTCAATGAACATGTTCAGCAAGAAAATTACCCAGAGAAGCATAGGAGCATCTTCTTTGAAGCCTTTAAAGATTTTATCCAGCATTATTCACCTCTGCCATGAAGTTTTGTAAAGTACCTACAGGAGTTAAAACTGTATCTTCCGTTTTCATGATGAACGGCATTTGACGAACTGGCATTTTTGCAATGTCCATCAAATCTTGGAGTTCATAGTCTTTGCCAAGCATTCTTACAATGTGGTCAATCCCACGAGCTTGAGCAAAATTCTTTGCGGTTACACACTGAGGGCAACCATCTTTTGAGTAAATTACATAAGTCATTAAGGAACCTCTAAAAATCCTGAGTTTAAATCATCTACAACCGTGTTCAGAAGGTATGCACCGTTTTGCTGTTCTTGGTTTGCGTTCTGCTCTTTGTCGATTTCCATCTTCTTAATCATGTAAGCAAGTGGAGCTTCTTTAGGAGCTACGAAATCTCTTGGGATTCCAAACATATCATACAGCGGTGCAGCGTTATAGTAAACCCATTCGTGAAGAAGTTTTGTGTTTAAACCTACAACTGCTCGACCTTCAGAGAAGATATAGTAAGACCACTTCTCTTCACACTCAACAACCTCATCCAGAATAACTTTAATCTCTGGTAGAATCTGTCTGAATGCTTCCTGCCAGTCTTCATCCTTCAGAGTTTCTTTCAATGCTTCAATATCAATTTTGGTGTGAATAATTTCATCAAGCATAATCTTTTGAACAGCTTGTGCAATACCTTGGAACTTATCTTGTGCATCCAGTGCAAAAGTACATGCAAAAGATGCCATGAAGGAAATACCTTCCAAAGCAGTCACTGCAAAGAGAGCCTTTAAGATTGCCTTATGGAAATGCAAAGGGTCTTTATCTGTTAGTTCCTGACGAACGTAACTTAAACGATAGTTGATACCTTCGTCAAGTAGTTCTTGTAAAGTTCTGTTCACTGTCTTCAGACGGTCTTGAACAGCAACGTTATTGTTAATCTCATCAAGGATTGTTTCAGGATTCTTGATACACTGACGAACAATCTCAGAATAAGTTAAAGCATGAAGGTTCTCAATTTCAGATTGCTTCATGATTGCAGTTGCATAAATGTCATCAGAGATGAACGGTGCAAAAGCAAATGCTAAACTCTTGGCAACTTGGGTATCTGCTTCCCATTGCCATTTAAGAATTTCAAGCATAACCCCAGACATTGACTGAGGGACACTCTCAAAGTCTAAGCGTGATTGCTCAAATGGAAATTCCTCTTCAGACCAGTCTTGAGCTTTCTGCTGCTTATACAGTTCAAAGATTTTTGGATAGTGTTTATTAAGTGAATCAAAAGTCTTACGTTCTTCACCTAAGAATATTGGATGTGGATTAATCATTCTGGTAATTTTCCTGTATTAAGAAATTCTCTGGCTTCAGGTGTTGTCATTACAACCCAACGTTCTGTTTTAAACATGTCAAGTGGCCTTGCATATGTTTGTTTAGGATTGAAGCAGTCAGTGTAGCGTACATGCTCTTTCCAAGAACCATCTGGCATCTTCACTTTCAAGTCTAACTCTGCAATATAGTACAGTGACTTCCTTGGGGCATAATACAAATACAATGAGCTGTCTTTACTTCTCAGCCTTGCAGATTTAATAAGTTCTAGCATATACTCTCCAAAGTTATTTTTAGAGGGTCTTTTATGACCCTCATAGTTATTAAAACTAAACACCGCAACCTTCACAGTAAGCATCTTGTAGTGCTGACTTACCAACACCAATACGACTGTTCAGATAATACATGGTTTTCATACCAACTGAGTTAGCATAAATCATGTACTTCAGAGCTTGCTCTAATGATACCTTCTTAGACTTCGAGTAGTCAACATAGAAATCTGAAGAGATAGCTTGACCAGTGAATTTTTGAACAATTGCATAGCAATCAATCATATCAAATGTGTCAATATCCCAAGCAATTTCATAGACATACTTCAACTCTTCGTAGTCTGGTACGATAAACAGTACGTTACCAGTTGCAGACTTTTTAGTTAAAATAAAGTCACGGATTGGGTACAAGCCATTTGTCGTATTAGTTGCCAGTGAAGAACTCTCATTAGGCATGTAAGCTTCTAATACAGAGTTACGGATTCCACCATTCTCTTTAATACGTTGTGCTAAGTCATCCCAATCATAACGAAGTTTTGCATCATGCTTATCATCAATCTTCCTGTTAGCTGTCTTCGGAGGAACCCAACCTTCAGGGTATTTAGTGAACTGCATATACTCAGGTACACCACGTTCTTTAGCAAGTCTTAAAGAAGCTTCGTGTAAGTAGTAAGAGTGCATTTCAGCAAGTTCATGTAGCTTCGTTTTACCAGCCCTTGAAGAGTAGTTCACGTAGTTCTTTGCAAGGTAATGAGCCACATTTGTAAGGCCAATCCCAACAGAGCGACGTTTCTGAACATGGTTACGCATTGACGGATACGGATAATCCATAAGGTCAATAACGGAGTCAACCATTGCAAGAGCATAATAAGCAACGTCAGCGTATTCATCCTCTTCGATTCTCCCTGCAACCAGACTAGCTAGGAAACAAAGAGCTACTTCACCGTCTTCTTTAGCAGCATTGTAGCTGTAAAGGTCTGTCTCTTTCTCAAATCCATAAACTGGTAATACAATCTCCATACACAGGTTAGACATTTTCAACGGTTCTTTGAACGGCGTATGTGTGTTTGCGTTGTTCGTAAAGAACGGATAAACACGACCAGTTGCATAACGTTGCTGGATAAACAACTTAGCAATCTCACGAGCTTTTACTCGCTTATGTTTAACACCAGTGTGAACCGCATGTCCAACAGCCATAGCAAACTCGTCTGAACTTGCCGTGTAAAACATATCATACAGTTTTGGAGCGTCCTTGTAAGAGAACAGTAGCCAATCTGTATCGTACTGCACACATTGCCAGAAGTAATCGTTTGTTCCAAATGAGTAATCCATCTCATTAATACGCTTTGAAGTAACCGTTGTAGGGTGCTTCAGACGAAGTAAATCTTCAATCTGAGGGTCAAGAGCAGTGTAGAAGTTGTTCGCTGAACCACCTCGACTCTTTTGTTTATTAGCCTCTACAGCAGCACGTACAAGCTTATAATAAGGGAGTTTCCCCATATGCTCAATAGTATTCTGACGAATCCCGTCACCAATCGTTCTGGTCTCCATAAGCATACCAATACCAGCTTGCTTTGTAGTCATATCATAAGCTACCTTTGTAGCAATACCAAGTGATTCAGCGGTATCGTTAGCTTTAATCAAGCAGCATGAAGCATAACCTGACTTAGTAGCTCTCAAACCATTCAGGTAAGGAGTTGGAGCATTAATTTTCAAGTCTGACAGATAAGTATACAGCTTGATAACATCCTCTAAGCGACGGTGCTTAGGCTGTCTCTCAAAGGCTTTCATAGCCATACCCATAAACATAAACTGAGGTGACTCAAAGAGTTGACCAGTTTTAATATCACGGATTCCATACTTGTCACGGAACTGTTTCAGCACTGCATAACCGTATGAGATATCTTTTGAGTGAACGATGAAGCCTTGAAGGTATTCTAACTCTTCTCGTGAGTAATCCATCTTCTCCCATAAACCTGACTCTTCCATATTCTTAACAAATACGTAAAGATTTGGAACTTTAGTGAATCCACCAAAAGCTTCTTTATAGATAATACCTAACAGAAGTCGTCCAGCCATGTCAGAGTATTCTTGACTTTGCTTATCAATACAAACGTCAATCATAGCTTGGTGCATCTCTTTAGTGGTGCAACCTTCATAGACACGTTTCATAGCTTCCATTGTAACTTCTGACCAGATAATACCTCGTTTATCAGCCCATGAAGCCCACTTATTCAAACGTTCAGGTTCGAATGTTACAACGTTTCCGTTAGATTTGCGAATAGTTTTAATCATTGTTTGAATCCTACAGGTGAAAAAGGGTCTCCGAAGAGACCCCTTAGAGATTAAATGCTAAATATTTGTTTATTTTGCCAAAGTTCATAGAACTTGTTAGAAACCTTAGTCAGTGAAGCTTTCGACATTGCGTTGCAGTACCACCAACGTTTAGTTTCATCGAACAGTTTTTCAAGGTTTTCGTGCAGGTTGTCTTCCATTCGTGAAATAACAAAGTTACCACGCTTCTTACCAGTAACACGACCAAACTTTATATCACTTCGCCCTTTACAATCTTCTGTGTACATCACTATGTCACCGAATCGTAAAGGTTTGTCAAACTTATCAACTCCAAGTTCAACGCCAGCTTTTACATCTTCAATTGTAAGCTTCTTTGCTTTAGACATGGTATTTATCCAAGTTTCGTTTTAGGTAAATCCAACCATCATCAGTGCGTTCAACACCCATGAACAGTGGAGCAGTCACAACTTTACCGAATGTATTACGGTGCTGACAAATCTCATAAGAATATGGTTTGTCGATGTTCAACCCAAACTTAAAAAGTACAGCCTTTAAAACTTGCTCATTATCCAGTAAAGTTTCTGGTGTCTCTCCATATTTTGCTAACAGTGAATCCTTCATAAACACTGTCATAGAGAGATTGTAGTTTGAGAAATGGCTCTTTGGAGCCACCTCTTCAATATTAATGTTCTGTGAATCCATTATAACCAACCCCTTTTAACCAATTCTTCAGGTTATTTGCATCATAGTTCAGTTTCGGGTATGAGGTCACATGGAACTTCTCACCGTCATAGTAAACAATATCTGCAAGCCATAATCCGTTTTCTTTGCAGAAGTCTTTGTCTGCTTTTGAACTGATTGGTCGAACTTCAGTGAAGTCACTCAATCCAAGGTCTTTTAAGCTTCCTACAAGACCTTTACAGATAACGCATGTGTCAGATGTTACCACGAACAATTCTTTGCTTTCAAGTTCCGCGATGAACTCTGCAAGCTGTACTTTAGGAAGATTAGACTGCTTCATAATCTTCTTATCAGATTCACGGACAATGGCGTACCATTCTTTTCCGTCAATCATTGAAGCACGTACACGACATTCATCACCAGTACGTTTCTCGATATCTGCAAGACGCTTCAAAGCTTCTTCGTAGTTATCAGTATACTTCAGGTTGTTATTCTCACAGACTGCTTTCATAGCTCCGTCATGGTCATGCTGTGAAAGGTAAATCAGTCCATCAAGAACATACTGTAAATCTGCCTGAGCATCAAGAGCCTCAATAGGGTCTTTTTCATCAACCGCTTTCAAAAGCTCTTTGGCTTCTTCTAACATGCAAAGTGCTTGACTACGCATTGAAGACCAGTAATCATGTGTATAAGGAGTCAACGGGGTATTACCACAACGCTGATTCCAAGTTAAAACGGATTCTCTGGAATTAAACATTAAACCTCCTGAAATAGTTTCTGCTGAGACTCAATATAATCCAGTCGGCCTTTCAGTTCAACACGTTTGTTAATCAGTTGCTGAATCTGGGACTCAAGAGCCTCCATTTCGGACTCCGTAGCTGCTTTAGCTTTGACGATTGCATCTTTCAGTGCTGCAATATGGCTGTCAATTTTAGCTACGTGGTCATTCTTAAGTTTGTTAAACATAATCTTATTCTCTCTCATTAAGTTTCATGATTTTGTTAATACGTTTCTCAGCTTCTTCATAAGTTTCTTTTGTAAGGAACTTGATAGCTGCAATATTGGCATTGTAGAAGAGTCTGAGTTTCGAGTCAATCCTTTTTGTCATAACATCGAACTTATGTTGGAGATTTGCTTCTCCATAGACTAACCCACCTCGTGTATAATAGGTTTGCACAATGTAGAAGTCAAACTCTTTCATACCAAAAGCTTCAATATCTTTCTTAATGTACTCAGAAGAAGTCTGGTAAACCATCCAGTCACTCTCTTTGGTGACAACCTTACGTCTGGTCTTTCCAGCAACCTTCTTCTTAGTGATACTATTGAACTGCTTTTTACCAATGTAATACTGTCCAGTTTTCTTACAATAGACTAGGTAGACAAACCCGAACAGTTTAGCTGGGTCAACTTCCCCGCATAAAGATACCCAATGACCATAAACAGGGCAATTACCGAAACCTTTAATCTTCATTCATAGTAGGCTCCCATCCATATTTTTCAAACGTGAAATCATCCTTTGGATTTCGCTCTTGGTATGCAATCCAGAAGTGCTGGTGCATTAACTCTAAAGGTGTTCTGGTAATTGTTTGACCGTCCCACGACACATAGGTGTAAGAGTCTTTCTTTGCATACAACTCATAAACAGCATCTAAACATTCTCTGTAGGTTGTTTTACCTTCCAGAGCGTTCATTACAGCAACTTTACCAGCACCCTTAAGGCCAAAGTAGTTATCTGCATTATCACCTGCTACAGCTTGATAGCAGAGGAATTTGAAGCCTACTCCGACTGTCTTCTTAGCTTTTGGTTTGGATTTGATAGGGCAATCCCAAATCTCTCCAACGTTATTATCAGCAATAAAGATAAGTGGTGCTTTCTCATAAGTCATATCAATACAATATGTCCCTTCAGCTTGACGAAGGTCTTTATCAATACTCATAAGAGCAGCTTTTTTACCCATCTTTTCAGCTTTTGCAATAACGATTGAGTCAGCTTCAAAGCCACCTTTGAGAAGCTTAAACTCAGTTCGTGACAGAAGATACTCACGACAAGCAACTAGGTGCGTAGGTGTCACCGCATCTTTCCTGTTACCTTGATATTGATGTTCAAGACCTTTAATGTCTTTGTGTTTGTGAACACCCTTCTCAGTCAGGTAACCCATCCATTGACGCTCTTTACCGACAACTTTAAGCCATTCTTGAAGAACCTGCTGAGTCGCCATAATAGCTTCTTTTTCGCTCTTGGCTTCCTTCCAAGTCTGTCTTTCCCATTCATCTTCATCAAAGTCAAGTCCAAGTTCCTCTGTAAGAACTCTCTGGTCAGCTAACCATTGTGAAGCTAACTTAGCACTATCAAAGTCATCAGACTCTTCAGCGGTAAGTCTATTCACATACTTGTACTTTGCTTTTTCAACTACACAAGCACCCTTGTAAGCAATGCTGTCTGCGTCAATAAAGACGTGTGTAACGCTTTCTGGGAGCTTTGTAAGTGTATATTGATTCATTGTACCCTCCATACGAAAAAGCCCCATACGTTCTGTACAGGGCTTTGTAGTAACTACTGATAATTAATCTTCAGTATCAAAGTCGTCTTCGTCATCATCCGGTGTTGGCAGGTCATCGTCATCATCGTCATCGCTACCTTTATCTTCATCAGAATCTTTTGCATCTTCTTCAGAGATTTCACCGTTATCTTCAACACCTGCGAGACCAAGCAGTGCCAGTTCGTCTTCATCAAGTTCAGTCTCGGTTGCACCACCAGTACCACCAGTGTATGGAACCAGAGTATCAATGATAAACTGCTCCTGAATTGGCTTAGTCAGAACGTTACCTTCAAAGGTGTAGAAGTGAGTCGAAAGAATCACACTACCAAAAGAACCGTTACCAACTGCAATATCTGGACAAACTACATCGTAGGTCTTGTCATCGTCATGCTTGTCAGATTTTGCTGCCTTAATTTTCTTCATAGGCTGCTTAACCGCAACACGTTTACCATTCAGTTCTTCAACAAGCATTACAGGGAAACTCTGTTTTGCTGACCATACAGCACCATCTTTATAAGCTGCTGAACGGCTAACCTTCAGAATGTAATAAGTGTCAGCTTCGAATGGAGGCTCACAACCAAACTTCTCTTCAAAGTCATCTGCATCAACAGTCTCTGTAGTGACCTTATCCCAACCATCAGGATTCTTTTTAGACTTGGTGAACTCTTTAAAGAGTTTGTTACCGTCTTTTGCAAGAATAGAAACACTGTAGTTGCAATCTTTGCCTGGGAAATGCTTGTCTACAGACTTACCCTTCTGAGGACGTGGAATAGTATTTAGGTAGTAGAACCAAACATCTTTCAGCAGATAACGATAAGTTTCCAGTTCTTTACCGTTGTATTTTTCTACCGGAGATTTCATTTTAACAACTTTAGACATTTTAATACCTCTTTCTCAAATTAACTATCAATTCAAATCTTATTGGGAGTACAATATTACATGCTTCATACTCCCCTGTCAAACATTTTAAGCAGCTTTCTTAGCAGCTTTGCGAGCAGTCTTACCATTGCGAACTCGCTTCATTTGGTAATGTGCAGCAGACTTACCAGCAGTTGCTTTCATGGAATCGCCAAATACTGCTTCAAATGCTTTAGAGTGTTTCATTTTGTGCTCCGATATATTTCATATTCAAATGTTTTTAAAGTCAAGGTGAAAAGATAAATTGTATCGGCATGGTCAATTGACAGTGCAAACAAATCTTTATCTTTACGGCTTTGATGCTCAAAATTAACATCATGCCCCTTGTTGATTAGTACTTTAGCGAAATCTTCAATCTTCGTCAAGCATTCTTTTGCAAAATGTTTAGTACTACTCTCTGAATAGAAGGGCGTGAAGCCCTCCTTAATATAACTATCAGTCAGTTTCAAACGGGCAGTCATCATCACCATCCTCATTGATTACAGGAGGGATTGTAGAACTCTGACGTTGTTCTTGAGTATACAACTCTCCAGTGTCACGGTCAAATACTTCATCTTCATAGTGTGGCATAGTGTCATCATAATGGTCTTCGGCATTACCAATACCAAACTGCTGACGGATATTCTCTGCTGCACCATCAATATCAACACCACAACCAGCAGCCTTGATAAGACGGCCTGTCTCTGGGTTATACCAAGTGTGACCAGCAATACCAGTGGATTTACCATGACGACGACATTTAGTTAACTTGATTTTTGTTAAGTTTTTCTTAACAGGGTCTGGGTCAACCTTGTTACGCATTAACAAAATATTGTTCATGGAAATCTGGAAGTATGCACCAGAACCTTTGATATCCTCTTCGGAGATATCACCACCTTCAGAGTTAGCCTTCTGACCACCTGCACTTTTACGAACGTGACAGACGTTTACCTGTGCATACTGGTAGCGTTTGCAACGACGCAATAGTTCAGACAATACTTCCTCTTCATCCGTATCAGAACGTGACAGAGCCAACGTAATAGGGTCAAGAATAATAATCTTACAGTCTAAACTGTTAACAAGGTAGTCAACAAACTCCAGCAGGTTATCTTGGTCAATTGCCCCTTGGTGGTCTACGATGTGGATACGGCGACCTTTAGACAGTTCTGCGTGTGCTACCTTCAATTCATCCCAATTACGTTCATCGTAAGGAATCTCTGAAATCTGCTTACTAAGGTGGATTGCACAGAGCATCTCCATAAGTTCTTCATAAGTGTCCTCCACTGGAATTACACCAATGTTGTACTCAGTATCTTTCCATGCTGTATAAATCATTTCACGAGTATAGGCAGATTTACCAACAGATGACGGTGCAGCCAGTGTAGTGATTTCGCCTAACCCATAACCACCATAAGTTAACTTGTTCAAATCCCCGAAAGATTCTGGAAAAGGAATCAAAGGAATCTGACCACGATTCTTCATTGCTTCGAAACCGTCTGCAAAGTTCTTAATACCAGCAGGGCAGTAACGAGGTGCATTATAGATTCTCTGCTTAAACCCTTCTAAGACTGTATCTTTGTCTTTAAAGAATTTAGTCCACCACTCGCTAAGGTCTTTGACACCTTCAGGGTACTGGAACAGTCGAACCTTTTCAATAGGAAGGATACCAGCAGCTTCCTTAGTTACCTTGGCACCTGCTTCATCGTTGTCGAAGCAAAGGTAAATCTCATCAAAGGATGTGATGTACTGATAGTTCTCCTTGATAGACTTAACGTTTGCACCAGATGGGACAGATACGTGACAGTAGTTCTTTCTACGTGACTTATCCTTAATTGCCAAAGAAGTCATATAGACTGCTGTAGCACATTCCATCTCACCTTCCCAGATGAATAAGCGATTACCACCTTCAGGTGCAATCCATGAACCGAACATCGCCAGTTCACCTTTAATATCACCTACACCACCTGAGAAGTCTTTTAACTTACCACGAAGCTGTTCTTTGGGGTGGTCATCAGGGTATTTGTGACGAACTCGATAACCAACATGCTTCAATTTCCCATCTTCATCTTTCTTATAAGTTGGATAGAAATGAGCGTCAATATCTCCATTCTCATCTACGTCAACTTTAATACCAAGACGTTCTAAAACCTTTGCAGGAATCTTCCTGTCTTTTAAATCCATTGCTTCGAGGTTTTCTTTAACATCATCTAAATCCATACCACGAAACTTACGATTTTTACTATCAGAACCTGTAGACATAGTGCTCACAATTTGACCTTTATCAAAATCCCACTCTGGAAATCCCTTGCCACAACTAAAGCAAGTCATTGAATATGAATCATCGTCATGATGATAAATCGAACCTGCATCTGAAGAACCACATTTTGGACAAGCACAGTGACCTACAAACTGACCAGCTTCTTTTAATTTTCTTGGTTTAGCCATTGACACCTCTACGACGCAATTCTTCTTTAAGACCGTTTTCAATCTTATCTAATTCATGAATCTCTTCTGCAATCTCTTTCCGACGAGAAGCGACCCTTTCAAGTCGCTCCATCATTACTTCTTTAGAAAGAGATGAGAGTGCTACACTACGGTGGTCAACAACTTTCAAGTTATTATCTCTCATCTTCAATATCTCTCTATTTTATGATGACTTTCAATTTATCTGCAAGCTCATCTATTGTTCCGTTATTCTGAATAAAATCTCTTTCGAATCGTGGAGAGATACCTTTTTCAGAATGATGTGAAGCAACCTGCTCAATACCATTTCTGGTCACTTCGATGATTTGACTATTATAGCTCTTGAGAAATTCCGCTTCAATATCAAACCTCAAATCACAAATTAGGATTACTGGAATGTGGCCTTTTCTTTCTATTTCACCATAAAACTTTTCCATTCTTTCTGCAAGGTCAATAATCCAGAAACGCTCCCCAAGGATTTTACGAATAACCTCACTACCCCAAACTTGTTGGATTTGTCGTGAAGAGAAGATGTATTCATTCCTGAAACCCATCCTTGTTAAGAGAGTCGGTTTAGCAACCTTCTTCAGTTCTTTGATAAGTCTGTCTGTGATTTCACCACAAAGTTTCTCATCATTATGTATACCTTTATCTTTCAAGTGTCTGAAGAAAGAATATTTAACGTTACTATGCACATTTGAGAAAGTTAAGTCAAATTTCTGAGGTTTCTCTTTGGTGTCACCATACAAGTCTTGCCAATCTAAGTCAAAGATATCTCCAGCAGTTGCTTTAAGATTATCTGCGAACGCAAAGACTTTAACAGCGTAGCCTTCTTCAATCAAGTGGTTCTTAACGATGGTGCAGGAAGTGTCTTTACCAGAACGTGCCTTACCAGTGAATGCAATAATACTCTTCATAATATACCTCTCATAATAAAAAGCCCCCAATTAAGGAGGCTTTGGGGAAACAATTGTATTAGTGAATCTGGTTAGAGTCCAGTTTTTCTTTTTCAGAGATAGCCTGAAGAGTCTCAACAAACTCATCACCGAAGTGGATAGCAATTTTCTCTTGGAGTACTGCTGCACCAGTCTGCATAATGACTTCACGTAGTGCTTCACCACTTACATCACCAGCAATCTGTTCAACAAACTCAATAGGTGCATCAATCAGTTGAGCGACTTCAAACAGAGCGTGGATACCCATTACAGTGATGATTGATGGAACCAATGCAGTAAGTTTAACCTGAATCTCATCAATGCCATGTTCAGCTTCACGCTCAACAACCTCTTTAAGTTGCTCACTAGTAAGGGTCACCATCTCCTGCACTCGTTCAAAGATATCTACGAATCCCCAATCAAGTTGTTCATAGCGTGGAAGTTTATCTTGAACACGCTTCTCAAGAACAGCCATAACACTTGCAATTGAGTTGATAATCAGCTCAAAGGTAGCATCTTCAGAGAAGTTAAGGATTCCTTCTTTCTCTTCCTCAGAAAGAACTTTAAAGTCACCAGTCTGCATGTTATCAAAGATATAACCAGCAAAGGCATCTACACCAACCGCTACAGATGCCAGAGCGAGTTTACGGTCACTTAGAAGGAGTTTAACTTGTGAGCGAAACGCTGACTCATCAGAGATATCTCCATTAACCTGATATGATTCAGGCATTACCTTGGAACTGAATGTGTTGCTACGCATTACAATAGCAAGACTTTCAATTGTATTGAGCATAAAGTTACTATCAATACCTTTTGAGGACAGCATTTCATTTACAGTAGTCATATTAATTCTCTCTCATTTTGTTAATAGTTAGTCGTGATAATCTTAAGCTTTCTTGTGAAGAGAAGTCAAGTCCTTTTTCAGACCTTGGGAAGTAATTCCTGTCCCATGTATTCTCTGCATCCTGAAGCAGTTGTGATAGACTATCTAAATCCGTTCCATTTTGCAACTTATTTTTTAAGGTATCTATCAAAAAGATAGTATCTTTTGCTTTACGTCTTTCTGAAGATATCTCTTTCATGTGCTCAAAGACTGAACACTTCATCTTATCGTCGTACCCTTCTGACAACTCTATCTCATGCTGCACATCAACCATACGTCGATGATGGAAAGCATATTCCTTCTGTGCTTCTAAGTCAAGCCTTTCAAGTTTCTCTAAAGCATCAATGAAGTTTTGTATATCTGGGTGAATGTACATCCTCTGCATAATTGCCTCTACTAAGTTTCTATAAAGATTTTAATCTCTTATCTTTACGTATTCTATACGTATAACTTTAAAGCTTTTAAAAGGCTATTAAAAATCTTTTAAGGGTTTTAAAGAATCTGTATAGTTAACCTGTAAAGAGAGTCTATTAAGATAAAACCCACTCCGCAAAGATTAACACCTTGTCAAGTGCTTTGTCAACTTGCTTTTTCATAAAAATTGGAGTAGGGTGTTAAGCAGTATGATTTGAGAGGGAGTTAAAATGAACAATGTAGATTTTGAAAACTTACATTTGGTTGGTGATACAGAAACTGACGGGTTGCTGCTTGAGTTTACAAAAGCTCACGTTATGGCATTCGCAGATTACAAAGATGATAGTGATGAACCTGCTGTGTGGGTTTTCACTGATGAGCCTATCCTTGGTCACAAGTATACAAAATACATCAAAGGTGGTTTGCGTGAAGGTGTGGAGTTTGCATTGAAAGCCAAACGCCTTTGTATCCACAATGGTCTTGGTTATGACTGGTGGGTGTTCAACCATATTGCACCTGACCTGTGGAACTTTGATAATCCTAAGTGTAAACCTTGGAGTGACTTCTTTCAGGATTCACTTATACAATCTCGTGTGCAGTGGATGGATAGACCTACACCAAAAGGTTACAAAGGTGCTCATGGCTTGGCTGCATGGGGTGCTCGTGTTGGTGTTCGTAAACCAGAGATTGAAGAGTGGGGTGTGTGGAACGCTGATATTCTTAACCGTGTTGTTGAGGATATTCGAATCAACGCCAAAGCAAAACGTGCTATGGATAATGAATACCTTAAGCTTAAGAAGTGTGGTGTAGATACTTACGAAACCTACATGCGAGCTAAAGAGACTTCTTTCTGGATGAGTCAACAAGCTATTAATGGTTGGAAAGCTAACATTGACCTTATGAAGTCCTGTGTAGAAGAACTGGATAAGATGACTTCTGAGTTAGCCTCTGAAGTTGAACCGTTCTTACCTCCGACTATTAAGACGAAAGGTAAAGTAACTGGTGAAGAGTTTGCCAAGGCATGGAATGAGTATGTTGAAACATTTGGTCATGTAGATGGTTTGAAACGTATCACAAAGTATCCAAAGACAAAGTATCGTGAGCAGATGCGTGAAGGGGAACTGAAGACGTACCCTATCAAGCCATATGGGAAACCAACTACAAAGATTTTCAACATTGAGAAACGTAATTGCTACACTCCAACTAACACTGTCACTGGTGAAGAGTACAGGGAAGGTTTTGTAGCAATGAAAGATGCTCGTGCAATCTGCAATGAGTTGAATGCTAAGGCTGGCAAGAAGTGTAAGGATTGGAAGCCAGTTAAGACAGTTAAAACTGTGAAGTACTACAATAACCACGTAGTAAATCACTTTGAAATGGAGTCAAGCCGTTACACAGGTCTTGTTGATGCACCTTATACACCAATTGAGTTTGAAGTTTCACGTATGACTCAGGTTGCAGTGGTGAAGGAATACTTGAAATCTGTTGGCTGGATTCCTGATGATTGGAACTACAAAAAGGATTCTGATAACCGTCCAATCAAGGTATGTCGCTTCAAAGATAATAAGAAGATGATTCGTAAACATCCTAAGTGGGATGAGATGGTTGAACGTTGTGGATTGAACTACATTGAGCATGAAGGGGTTCATTACATTGAGCATAACTGGTCTGTTAGGAAGTACACAGATTTGCTTGAGCCTTGCTTGATTCGTACTTCACCTAAACTTACTGAATCTTCTTATGACACCATTGAAGGTGAACTTGGACAAAAGATTGCGAAGTACTATACTTTGATGCACCGACGTAGAACTATTGAGAACTCAAAAGATGACGAGAAAGGTTGGTTAAACCAGATTCGTCCAGATGGTCGCTTGAGTGCTGGTGCAATGGTGTTTGGTACTTCAACTGGTCGTATGACACAGTATGGTATTGTGAACGTACCTTCTGGGGCTGCTGTTTACGGGGAACCAATGAGGGCAGTCTGGATTTGTGAAGAAGGAACCAACGTAGTATCCGTTGATATGAACTCTGCACAGCTTGTGTTACTGTGTAACTTTATGGGTGATAAAGAGTTCACCAAAGCAGTAACAGAAGGTAAGGAAGAAATTGAGTTTATTCGTCAAGAAGATGGTCGTTATTACTGCAAACACTTCGACGAATACCTTAACCCAGAAGTTGACAAGTATCTGCGTTATGACTCTGAAAACGACTTGTACGTAGTCTATTCAGGCACTGATGCTCACACACTGAACAGTATTTACTTCAGCTTGAATGATGAGCAGGATATCTTGACTTGTCGTATGACTCAGGATGAGAATCTTCTTCACGAGATTAGTAAGGGTCGTAAAAAAGCTAAAAACGGTATCTATGCACTGCTGTTCGGTGCGGGTGATGAGAAGTTTGCTAAGACCATCAAAGCTTCAACTACTCAAGAAGGTGCATTGACTAAGCAGACTTACTTTGTTCGTTTGCCGAAGATTAAGAAACTGATTGATAACTTAGAAGCTGACTTTAAAGCAACTAAGAAAGCTCTTGAAGAGGTCTTTGGTAAAACTGCTGCAATTGCTAAAGGTGGATTTGTTCAGGTTGCTGGGGCGTGGTTGTGGTGTAAATCTCCACACAAACTCTTGAACTATCTGTTGATGGGTTCAGAAGCACAAGTTCAGAATGAAGCAATAAACCTTGCTTGTCGTCGTATGATTGATGAAGGTTTGATGAAACTAAATGGTCGTAAGCCAGCTATCGGTGCTCGTTTACTTTGTGCTTACCACGACGAAACAAGCTGGGAATGTCCAGAAAGCATGACAGCAGAAGTTAAGGCAGTAACTGACTGGTATTATGGTCAAGCTTCTAAAAACTTGGGACTGAAGAAGGATACTTTGGTAACGGGTACTGGTAAGGTTGGTAAATCGTGGCTTGAAGTCCACTAATAGTGTTGACAAGGTGCTCATGGAAGAGTACCATATACTATATATTGTATAGGAGACTTATATGACTATTTCAGAAATTGAAGTTCAACTGCAATGTGCTGGATACTCGCAAAGTGAGATTGAGTCCATGTGCATCATTATTTGTAGTAGCCATAAACACCTCAAGATTTCTAATGAAAATCTTTACAAGGTTGATATTTTTATTGCTGGAGGCAAGATTATCAAGGATAAAACAGGTTACCTTAAAGGGGAGCATCTATGAGTCACCGTGGAAGAACCCATCTCGCCATGATGCAAGGGGCTTCAAAAGAGACTATCAAGAATCGGAAGAAAACTCTTTTTGACAGAATGAATAGACTCATTGATAATGCAAGCCTACCTAACTCTGAAAAGGTTTTCTTGAAAGGTAACATGAGAAGCATTGCACAGGAACTTATTGACATTGAGTTTTGGAGAAATCAAAATGAGCAGTAAAGAAGAGGCTGGTTTATCAATAATCCGACACATAAACCCTCAGATTTCTTTTGTGTCTGAAGCGTGGTGTCGTGGATTAGATTATCAATGGTACTTGGACTTATGTAAAACAAAATCTGTAAAGCCAGTGAAAGAAGAAACTTTCAATGAACTTTACAAGACCGTCCAAGAAGGTTACGAAGAAAACTGTGAAAAAGGAAAACAACTATGTGGAAAACAATCATTGCACTTGGAGTGCTCTTTATAACTGGCTGTAACCCAAGCTACGATAACAAAGAAGGGAGTTACACACTTCCTCCAGAGATGAAGGATTGCTCAATCTATCGTCTGAATGGTTCCATGATTAATAGAGACTTGGTAGTTGTTCGTTGTCCAAATTCACAAACTACAACTACCTCTAAAGTTGGTAGAAGTAGCACTCAAAGTGTAACAGTTATTGATGAAGGGTATTGAAATAAGAGTACTGGTAAATTTCATTCACAACCACATAATCATCCTTCAAAATGAGACCGTAGCACAACGTAATCCAGTTATCCCACGAAAGGGAGGAGACTGTTGAGGTTGATGGGTGGTGCTATGAAGTCGAAAGAGTCACACATAAGTTTGAGACTGACAACGACAAACAAGTTGTACGCGTTTACTTAAAAGGGTAATGAAAATGAGTGAAGAGGATAGATTTAGAGAGTCTTACAGTAACCTGAGAATGGCCTATCAAAGCTACTCAATACCTTGGTATCAAGAGAAGAAAAGGCAATACTCAAACCCATTAATGTATCAACCTGTAAAACTCGCTGTACTAAAATTCTTACATGAAACTGGAGCAACACCATATAGGTTTGATTATCTAAAATACGAACATATTTGCAAAAATCTCGGTGTAAGACAAGTTGAGAATGTCTCTGAGTATTTAAAGGATTTATACATTGATTTTGCTGACTACTTGTACAAGAAACAATTTGGAAAATGCTTAAAATACCCAGACGGTTCTCTTGTCTTATTTTCGTATAGACATAATGGTAGTCTGAAGATTGCATACAGAGAGTCAGGTGGTTCTTACTATGATTTTTATTCTAAGTTAGAATTACCATTCCCAGAGAGTTTCTTCTCTTTGTCTGGAAATGCGATGACTCAATCTGGAAACATTGTTTCTGTTGAAAAATTAAAAAAGGTGTGGGAGAGAAAGACAAATGACAATTCTGTACAAACAAAACAAAGATGGTTCCTTTAACGTTTGGTCGTGTGTTGCTGTAGGTGACAAGGTGGTTACCACTTACGGTAAAGAGAACGGCAAAATGATGTTTGAAGAGTACACAGCAGAACCGAAGAACATCGGTAAAAAGAATGAGCGTAACGCTGAACAGCAAGCTCTCTTTGAAGTTTCTGCAAAGTACAAGAAGCAAGTAGACCGTAAAGGTTATGCTTACACAAAGTCTGAAGCAGAGAACGTTGAAAAGGTTGGTGTACAGCTTGCTCACGATGCTGTAAAGATTAGTCACGCAAAATACCTGAATTTCCCTGCTGACGCTCAACCTAAACTTGATGGTGTTCGTTGCAGGATTTCAAGAGATGTTGATACAGTAAGCTTCACGGCTTATTCTCGTGAAAACACTGTTTATAATGTACCAGCAGAGCTAATCCCAGATTTGTTACTAATGCTGAAGTGTCACCCACAAGTTGAAGATTTTGATGGTGAGATTTACGCTCATGGTTGGGACTTAGAGGATATTGTATCCATGATTAAGAATACTGACAATCCAGACCGTCACCTTCTTAAGTTCTACTGGTATGATATCTGTGATAATACCAAGTCTTGGCCTGAGCGTCGTGAAGTTATTGACAATTCACCTCTTGTTGAACTTGGTGAAGCTTGCAGGGTTGTTCCTGTACAGACTATCCGTGTTAATTCTTGGGAAGAGTTCGACAAAGCACATGATAATTGGGTTAAGCTGAAGTTTGAAGGGGCAATGTACCGTTCAATCTCCCCAGAATCCTTCTATGAGTGTGGTCACCGTTCATACTTCCTGATTAAACACAAGAAGATGCACACAGAGGAGTTTAAAGTTACTGGTGTGAAGACTGATAAGCGGGGGCATGGTAAGTTCGTTGTAGAGACTCTTCCTAACATCTTTGTAGATGTTTCATGGAAAACTACCCATGAGAAGAAGAAGTATCTTGCTGAACATCCTGAAGAGTTTATCGGTAAACCTCTGACGGTTCAGTTCCAGAAGATGACTCGTAAGGGGTCTTTACAGTTCCCTGTTGGGCTTGTTATTAGAGATTATGAGTGATTACACTATGGGGATTGCAATTGCAGTAGTGATTATCGGTATCTTATTTTTCTCTTGGTTATACATGTAGAAAGTTGTTGACATGAGATTCTTAGTGGGTATACTAGCAATATACAAGATATTATATAGGAACCCACTAGTTAGTTTGGAGGTAATTATGAAAAAGATTGCACTATGTCTCTTTGCAGCACTAAGCTTCAATGCTTATGCAGTAATGCCAAATGTGGACTACGGTAAAGTTAAACTGGAGTCTTGTGAGCTTTCTCAAAAGATTGTTTCTAAGTCTGGAGAGTTAACTAAACCAATCACTCAAGAAACTTTTCAGGAAATGACAGACCGTACAACTGACCTCATCTACCACACTATGGGTGGTTACTACAACGATGTGGCTGATATGATGGTTTCTGAGAATATTGATGTGCTAAGTTCTGAACAGATTTCTGAAACTAAAGCTGTAGAAGAACGTGTTACACAGTCTGTTTTAGATGGGTTTGAGTACTTTATCATCAACCGTCACTGCATGGGTCTGCCACAATGAAAAAGAACATCTGTAGAATCGACTATGGTGAAGTTGTTGACGACGATGGAGTAGTTATTTACAGAGTTTGGGCTAAGGATTTTAATACAGTTGTAGAGGCTCTAGACCACTTCGTCAACGGGACTCGTGAGAATGTAAGAGCAACCAGTATAGATTCCTTAATAGACACTTCGCGTAAACGGAGGAAGAAGGATGAATAAAGTCTTCGACCCTTATGCACCCCAAGATGATTGGGAAGCTGATAGAGAGTCTGAAATGGAAGCATACATAGCTGGAATGGATGTGGATGAGATGAAGTTCTATATCTCTGAGAAACTACACATTCACATGAAAAGAAACAATCTATCACAAGTTCAGGTAGCAAAGATTTGTGAGATTTCTCAAGCAAGAGTTTCAAACATCTTAAACGGTAGCGGTAAAGTTTCTCTTGACTACATGATTAGTGTTTGTGATAAACTTGGTTTAAACTTCAACTTAAGTAAGGCAGATTGATTATGAAACGTAAGAATGCAATTTTCAACGACAACTTTGCACTTGGTTTCTACGGGAAACCGACGAGTGCTGAGAAGTCATTTGGTGAAGAACTCTTGGGAGTCCTGAAGCAGATGTATCAAGAAGGAAGAATCAAGCATACTGAGAAGAGTCGTGTAGCTGGCTACATGACTATTGGTTCAGCCATTTCTAACATTAAACTTGAGACAACCTGTGCTCATGATGTTCGAAATACGTTTGTTAAAGAACTGTACAACAACCTTGATGGTGTTTCTGTGAAAGCTATCTGGTTAAATGTTGATGGTACTAACTACACAACATTCACTTTTAAAAATGAGGATATCAAATGTCTCTTCCCATGAAAATAGATTTGGTCTTTGGATTCAACGTTTTGAAAGGTCAGATACTGAGTCTTCCAAAGTCACCTTATCGTACTGACAAGGGTTCTGTAAAACGTGCTGCCCATTACAACAACAATCTAGGGGCTTTACAGTCTCTGTATGAGTGGCTTGAAGAGGATGGTCGTTTGAATGAGTACCTTCACCAACTGAAGCTTGCTTTAGAAGAAGGTAACATGCTTTACAATCATCTACCACAGCTTTACAAGCCAATGTCACCAACTCAGCAGGATTGGAATCAACGTTCCATAGACGGTTACAAGGCAACTACAGATGCAAAAGTTTTAGATGATGCACCTGAGTACAGAAAGCTGCGAGATATCATCTATCAAACTCTTGGTAAGAGAATCTCAAAAGGTATCTCTTACAAAGAAAAGGTTGACTGGAATACTCAAAAGTGTATAAAATTCTACTCATACGATAACGTGAAGCAAACATTTGTAGAGGTATGACATGCAAAAGATTGGAATCAACTTACTGCTCCCAGAAGCATCAATGTTGAGAGGTATTATCACCACTCACCTTGAAACCAAAAAGTCACAAGAGGGTGAAATACTGATTGAAACTAGCTATGATGCAGGGACTATTGAGTTGGTCGATGAAGATACTGGAGATTCACTTTGTATTCTCCCCACTCATCTTTTCTCAACCGAGTTCAGAGATGCTAAATCAATCTCTGTAAAGACTGAAGCCAGCATTGACTTGTATGAAGGTACTCAATACCCTAAATCCTTCAAAGCTATTTTGAACATCTTCATAGATGATATCAGAGAGGTTGTGAAGCCATACATAGGCCGACATGTAGTTAATGCAACTTGCGAGAACGATTATTACATTCGCTTAGTAGGTGATTTGGGTTCTATGGATTTCCTAAGTTTTATACCAAAACACTTTGAAGATTTCCTATCAAGTGAGTGTGATGATTTAGACTTCGTAGTTGATATCCAGCAAACTTTTAAGGTAAACAAAAAATGAAACTTTTTGAGAAGTTTGAGCAATGCTACAACCAAGATGGTGAACCTCTAAAATGCCCCCATTGTGGGGGTACAAATTTCCAAGGTGAGATTACAGAGATTGTGGCAGGGAACGTAGCAGAAGAGTACACACGTTGCACTGATTGTGACAACATCATCTCTTTCTGGGCTTATGGCAGTTATCAACCACAACCACGCTTAGTATTCCATCCAGTAAAAACTGTGAAGAATATTGCTAACTGGTTTATTGTAAAAGGGTTCACACAATGATTAAATTGGTTTTTGCAAACGGTCTTAACGGGGAGTTTGGTTGCCCCTCTGGTATGCCTTGGCCTCGTAATAAGCAAGATATGCAAGAGTTCAAGAAGATTACTACAGGTCAATTGGTAGTTATGGGTAATGACACTTTCAAGAGTCTTGGAAGTAAACCTTTACCAGACCGTGATAATCTTGTTCTGACAAACTCATTACCGTATGAAGGTATAGATTTTGGTAGAGAAGATGTAATGTTTGCTAAGGTTCACCCAGACGCTTTTGGGGCATTCTTAAAACATCTGGATAGTAGTATTGAGCAAGATGTTTGTATAATTGGTGGAGCAGGTATTCTTATCAAAGCTTTACCATATGCAGATGCAATTTGTCAAACATATATCCGTGAAGTGACTGAAGAAGCAACTGTGAAGCTGCCTTATAAGGGTTTCTTTGAGTACTTGTATGATGAGTCAACTTTTGCTAGAATACAGTCAAAACCATCGAAAGATGACAGCGTTGTATTCAACATTTATGTTCCACAAGTAAGAGGACGTTTCTAATATGTCACAAGCAGATATAAGTTACAAAGGGATTCTCAACCATGTTCTTTCTGTTGGGGAAGAACGTAAAACAAGAACTGGAAAGGTTGTTACAACGTTTGCACCTCCAGAATTTCGTTTTGATATGCGTAGTGGTTTCCCGTTAATCACTTCAAAGCAAACCTTTATGCGTCAAGTTATCGGTGAAGCATTGTGGTTTTTGAATGGTGAAAACAAGTTGGGTGATTTACGTTACAGAACTTGGGGAGAGAACGATGGAGAGCGTTGGACTATCTGGACAGATGATTTTGAACGTTGGTTAAAGACAACCTATGCAACTGAAAATGATTGGTTGGAAGATGCAGGTGGACGAATCTATGGTGTCCAATGGAGGGCTTTTGAGGGGCATGGTGGGGTTGTCGTTGACCAGTTGAGTAATCTTGTGGATAAGATGAAAAAGTCTCCTACAGACCGTTACATGCTGGTTAACGCATGGAATGCAGCAGATATCTCAAGCAACTCTATGGCATTAGCCCCTTGTCATGTACTTTTCCAGATTTATATCTCGAATACTGGAGAGGTTGACTTGAAATGGTATCAGCGTTCATGCGACACATTTTTAGGTTTGCCCTTTAACATTGCATCTTATGGGTTTATCCTACATGTGCTTTGTAAGATGACAGGTTTAACTCCACGTTATCTTGTTGGTACTTTTGGTGATACCCAGATTTACCTGAACCATATGCAGCAAGTTTATCAGTTGTTAGGTAACGAAGATTACCCAGCACCTAAATTTGAGATTGATGTTGAGTTAAACAGTATTGATGACCTGAAACACTTAACAGCAAGTGACTTTATAGGTGGCTTGAAAGATTACCGACATGCTGGTAAGATTGAAGCTCCCTTGTCAGTAGGTAAGTAGATACAAAAAAGGCTCCTTTTTACGGGAGCCTTAGCATTATTTCTTTTTAGCATTCTGTGTATTTTGTTCGGTAATTGCTTGTAAAGCTGATACAGACTGTGCTAAGTTGTTCACACTATCTGAGAATTTATCAAGGGTTTTGGTCAACTTAGCGTTTTCACCTTTAACGTTCTCTAACTGCACTTTCTGGTTTTCCATCCCTAACTGAAGGAGTTTCATATCAGACTGTAAATCACGAATAGCTGAATAGTTACCTTTTGAGTAACCATCCAACTGTTGTAACTTTGTGTTGATAGAAACTTCTTGCTTTCCATCAGAGACCTGCATCGTAGTGTACATACCAATTACACTGAAAATACCTACAACAATTGCACCAATGTTGTTCTTAAAAGCCTCTTCAATCCACTTCATTATTTTTCACCCTTAAAAGCCTTTTCCAAGGTATCTACAAATTCATCATCAATAGGTGTGTCTGTTTTACTCGCAAGGTATCTTGCAAGCTTGAAGAACACTTTTTCAATCATGTATTCGCTAAGAAGAGAAAGTAGAAGCTTCCAGAAGAATGCCCCAAGATTTTTCAAGAGGATTGCTAGAATGGTTGGCATTTAATCACCTTACTTCTTGAGCCAAGATGGTGAGAATACCTACTAAGAAATATTAACACCATCTTGACAGTTAGTCAACAAGGTAATTATGCAGTTCTTACCCAAGCCATTAGTTTAATGTAAGTGTTAAGAACACTGAATGCTGCACCAGAACCAGTTGCACCAGTGTCACCACTGAATGTGTGGTTGTGTCCACCAATGCCTACACCGTGAGCATGAGCACCTCCCCAACTTGTTCTACCTGTCCAAGTTCTGGAAGCATAGAAGTTAACTGGCGCACCATAAGTGAAGTTAGAACCTGTCCAGCTATGCCCACCTTGGCTACCACTCATTGCAAAAGCACCGTCTGCAACGTAGAACGAGTTATTATCACTTCTAAACCATCCAAAGTTACCAGAGATTTCCATATTACCTCTGTCATGGTCGTGAGCACCCTGACCATCTGTGTACTTAGTTCCATAGTCAAACCAAGAAGTTGTCCCAGAGAAGCCGTGAGTGTGTGCAGGGATGTGACCAACACTTAATGCAACCGTATCAGCACCACCAAGACCTTTCACATCAGAGCCATTTTCAGAACCAATCCTAATAGTTCTGTTTGCACCCTCAGTTAAGTAAGTCCAAGTAGTGCCTGGGAAAGCTGTATTTGGGTTGACATTAGAAGCAAAGAACGTCACAATACCAACTGGATACACTTTCTTAAGGTCTGTAGCATCAGTTACAGCGGAAGCAATACGTTGGTCTACTTCAGCCTTGGTGTAAGCACCAAGTTCAGAGGGTGTAGGTTTGTCTTGGTCTGTGTAGATTTTAGCCCAAACCTCTTCAAAACCAAATCCATCCCTTGCTGTTCTATAATAGATTCCAGTATTCTTGTAGTTAAATTTAAACTGTGCAGTCGGTGTAGATGCACCAACTCCAAGGTACATTTGGTAAACTAAGTGAGTAGACCCACCAGTTGAATTTGTAACACTGTACAAACCTGTTTTTGAATTCCAAGCAATACCTGTTGTATCACCAACTTCTGTTCCCGTTCCAGATACACCAGACAACATATATCTTGAGTTTGAAGCAGATTGTGTGTAGTATCTTGAGTCAAAGTTTGACCAATCGCTTGGTCTTACTTGTCCAACAATATTCACATGTGTATTCACATCTAAATCAGTACCAATATTGATTGCCTTTCCTGTTACATCATTGTTAAGTACCACATTGTTTTGACCAGCATCACCAATACCCAACCACCATCTCCTGCCCCCATTAGCATTATGTGCAGACATGTAGATTCCAGAGTCTTGTACTGTTGCCTGTAGTCTAAAAGGATTGTCGCTGTCAGTATTGATAGTCTGTGGACTAGTAAAAACGTTTGCAGCATTAGTTCTTGCAAGAACGTTCGTCAAAGAGCTTGGAACATATCTTGTATCAAAGTTAGAAAAGTCACTTGGTTTTACCTGACCAGCTACATTGATAGCTTTGTTAAATGAAAACTCTGTAGCAATTTTCAAGTTAACATTTGTCATCTGGTTTGCTAAAACAATCTCAGACTGCGTACCATCTGGTTGACCTACATACCAAGTTCCTGTCCCAGCACTGTTATAACCACGCATAAATAATGCAGCATTCTCTGTAACCGCTCTTAAGTTAAGTGCATTACTATCTGCAATAACATAAGTCTTACCATTGAAGTTGTTAACCCCAACAAAGTTATTACTTGCATTAAGTTTTGCAAATCTCTGGTCAGCAGCAGTTTGTGTAAAGAATCTTGCATCAAGGTTATTCCAGTTATTAGGCTGAACCTGTCCATTGATTTCAAAATTCTTATCAACACTAACAGAGTTTGTGCCAAGAGTCAACGTAGCACCCTTACTATTAACTAATGTAACATCAGTACCAGAAGTCAAGTTACCAACTGTGAATCTCAAAGCATTATTTGAGTCCCTTGCTTCAATATATGCTCCACCATCTGGTAAGATACTTTTAAGTGTTAGACCAACACCGTTGATATTAATGATTTGTCTTGCCAAGAAAGTATTTTCAGTTTCCTTCATAGCATATCTTGCATCATTTTCAGTATTAGTTCTCATACCTAATTCATTAGGAGATGGTTTATTAAGTGTGTGATAAACTGTTGCAGACCTTGTGGCATCGTTTACAGTTAATCTTAAAGCACTCGCATTAATTCTAAAGGTCTTGGCAGTGTCACCGAGAATAACCTCAGAAGAACCTGTTGGGTCTAATAAGTCTTTTCCACCGTATCTTAATTTGACGATGCCAAGATTCCCTGTCATATCCCCACCAGTTAGTTGTAAGAATCTTTCTAGTTTGAAAGAGGCAAGGAAATTTGCATAGGTCATTTTACGGTCTTCATCACCTAGCATATCAGACCTTTTGATAATTCTTAGGTGAAGTAAATCTTCTGAGCGAACTGTGTCAATACTGTTTAGCTCACTTAGCTTATATTCAGCCATTTATAAATCCTCTTTCTAGGGGCTGTGTAGCCCCTTATAAAATAATTACGCAGTTCTCTTCCAAACATATACAACATAAGAAGGTTGCTCAATATTAAATGCTTGTCCAGCACCAAATGCACCAGTTGTTCCTGAGTGAGTGTGTTCAGAAGATTGAACTGTCACAGTACCAGAGTGTCCATGCGAACCAATTACAACACTGTGTCCATGTGCTCCAATATACACACTGTGAGAGTGGTTACCACCAACTGAAGAGTTAACGTTGAATGTATGTGTATGAACCCCATCAAAGTCTGTATATGACGCATTACCAATACCTGCATCAGCCGATGCTGTGATAGCGTTCACACCACCCCTGTCAGAACCCCTCAATGGAATCCTGTGGCTGTGGCTACCAGCACTGCTTACAGAACCATTAACGTTATGAGCGTGGCTTCCAGAGTCATTTGTGGCCTTAGAATCATAATCAAAACTTGATGTGTTCTTAATCCCATAGTCAAAGCTAGAAATTACTACTGTTGCATTATGAGAGTGCCCACCACCAGTTAGCAACACAGAGTGTGTGTGACTTGGAATGTTATTTTGTGTAAGTGTTGCAGTAGCAGAACCAAATACTGATTCTACAGGTCTTGTATCTGTGTCATAACCAACAAGAGACCTTCCTTTAGAAACTAACTCCCAAGTACCACCACAAAGTAAATATGTAGTTGGGTTCGCAGGGTTAACTGATAAATGAATAGTACCAATTGGATAGCTATCCTGAATAGCTCTATATAAAGCATTCACAGCTTTTGCAGTAGCATACTTATCAGCATCTTCAGAATAAGAGTTTGAATATGTCCAGTTTTGGATATTAGACAAACCTACTTGAATCTTGTTGGTGTTGTGAGGATTATTCTTGTCATTAATGTGGTTCTGGATAAGAGTATTGACTTCATCACTTGATAGAATATTAAGATTCTGTCTAGCCTCTTCAACACTGACCACATCTGACAAGTTATTAGCAGCCACTAATTGGAGTGCATTAACAACATTCCCAAGGTCTACGTGAACCTTTGTAACACCGTGTGGGTTATTTCTCAAAGATGCGTGTGGAGCAAGTAATTGCTCAAGTGTGCATCGCCTATCCTCAATACCTTGCTTAAGGTGAAAGATATCACTTAAATCAATAGGTAATGAGGCTTGAGGTAATGCACTAATTTGAATTTCACCGACTGCCATTATTAGCTCCCTTTATATTCATATGTGTAAAGGTTAGTAGTGCTGGTGTGTGCAGTCCCTGTTACTGTGTCAATTAATTCCCAACCATTGGCAACTAAATCAGGTTGCTCCGTAGCAAATGAACGAACCTCTCCAACCGTACCATTTACTTTATTAAGCAAATAGTTGATAATATAGTTGAACCACTGACGACCCATAGGCTCACCCCTTAATAGGCCAGTGGCTTGAATTTCTGGAGGTGGTAAAACTTTAAGCTGGTTACCATCAGCATCCACTGTGTCTGTAGACCATGAAAGAGACATTATGAACTTCCTTCTTGTTGAGATTTATCTTTTCTGCCTTTGACGATTTGGGCGACTTCTGCCATAACCCCATAATCACCACCCGCTACTGTTTCTTTACCAGCAATAAAATAGTCGTTGCTATTGTTTGTTTTGCTGACTTTTAAATAATCTTTACTGGCACTGCCACCAGTTTTATCAACTCTGACATAACCATCTCTTACACCTGCATCTGCAAAACTACCTAATTTATTTGCTTCTAGGGAGCCACCTGTGTTGTTCGTAATTAGACCCTTGTTAGTGTTGGTTACGAACCAGTTGTTGCTCTCATCAGTGATTGCCAGAGATGAATCAGCAACCTCTACAGGAGTCCAAGCAGTACCATTTAAGGTAACATCTCTAAGGATAACTGCTGAACCAATAGTTGTTGCAGCAATCTTAGAAAGCGTGTATGCTGTATCTAACACATTATTACGAGTGTTTACACGGACAACAATCCCACCAGTATTTGGCGTAATATGCTCAAAAATCTGGCTGAATGAGGCATCGTAAAGAGTCATGACAGCTTTTTGTAAAAAGCTTGGTGTAGTGTCAGAACGTCTTAAGAAAATTTGAATGTAGAGGATAGCTCTGTAAGTGTCATCATCAGCACCAATAGGTCTAGGGACTTTAATTAAAGCCCCGATGTTATCAAGTTGTGTGCCAACACCTACACGAATATTCCTTTCAGTATATAACTGATTACTAATATCCTCTAATAATTGTAACTCATCTGTGATAGATTTCAATAGGCTTGTGTAGATAAACTTGTCTTTGAATTGAGTTACAGTTCTTTCGTCCAATGTTTTCTCATAAAAGTTTTCAATCTTTTTAAACATTGTTACTCCTTGGCAATTGTATACTGTGAGCTTTCCCAAACAGTGTACTGGTCACCATCAATAGTGATTCTTGAAGTAGTGTACTGGCCCTCAGCAGGTGGGATTGCTTGGTTATTTGAGAGTGCAACCTTAATCTCATTAATTTCAATACCTTGAATCACATCATAGATATGTCCATAGATTCTATTAGGGATTACATCATTACCCACTTTCAATGTTCTACCATAGGCATTAATGCCTTGAACAATCCTGTCGTGAATATCCTGTTCAGGGATGTTAAGAGTTTCTTCATCGTAAAGAGAGTAAGCAACCTTGACAAAAACATATTTAGGCATTGGTCTGCTAAAGTAAACATCATGAGGGAGAGAACCTAAGTCATATGCAGTCCCAAAGATTGAACCAAATGGGCGAATACCAGCAGGTTTCGTGTCCCAGATTGCCTGTGCAATATTATCATTCTGACCACCAACTACAACAATCTTAAAAGACTTCGGAGGAAGACCATCAGAGTTTGTTGTCTCAGTGTCATTCTCTACACCAGAAGCGTCAGACACACCTTGAACTCTCTTTACAGCAGCTACAATAGCATCCAGAGTACCCACACCAGTAACAGCCAAAGATTCTAAGTAACGTTGTCTCAGTTCTGTGTCAGTTTCCTCATCACGACCAGTTGTCAAGTCATATCTGTTGAAAACACTGTCAAGACCATCTACAGTTGTTTCAATCTCAATCAAGGTTCCTGCCAGAGTCTGGATAGCTCCAGTTTCATCTGCTACAACGTCACTGATTGAGGTAATCTTTGTAAATGTTAAGAATGTCGTTGCAGTCACAACCATAGGGTTAGTTCTGGCAATGATATCTCCAGTGTCTTTATAAATTCTTAGCACTGAACCATCATTAATAACTTCAGCCTTTGCAACAATACCACCATTGATAGAGTCTGCAAGTTTCTGTAGCAATGTTGTAATGGTGTCAGAGCTAGTCGGCTGATATGAATACTCAATGTTGTCAATGATAATGACATAGTTTGCATCTGTTCGTAAAGAGTTAACTTCTAAGTTTGCCTCTACACAATAAGATGGAGTCAGTGTGAAAGTTGACACAGGGTAAAAGATGTTACCTGCTGTGCTTCTTAATCTTGTAGTGGCTGGTACAGGAGCACCAGAATTACCAGTGAACTCAGCTTGACCTCTTGTAGCCTGTGCCACATATCTGTATACAGCATTCAAAGCTGTTACATCATCTAAACTGAATCCTTCAGCTTTGTCAATAGTACCACCATCATAGATTTCTGACAAGATTTCATGAACGTCTGCAAGACCTCGGCAAACAGAAGCTAAGAATAACCCAAGTTCGCTATCTTCAGAAACATCAAGGTTTGGTGAGATATCTCTATACAGACTTGCTTTAACATCATCCAAGATTTCTTGATATCTTTTTGTTTGTAAACCTGTATTTGTTAATCCAGCCATTAAATGTTTACCTCTGTATTAATTTCAACATTGTCAGCAGTTGTCGTTGCATTAAATCTGACTGACACTTTTCTCATTGCATTGTCCATTGTTGAAGAGTAGTTGTAGATGTTTGTTACATCTCTCGTTTCAACAAGGTAACCTTTCATATAATTATCAAAAATAGAGGTCTTCTGTTTAAACTTAGCAAGCTGCAAATAAGGGAACCCAGCAGAGGTATTAAAGAACACTTCTCCAGCCCTTAGAAGACACCTAATATGTAATCTCTGTGCTACCTGTGTAGCTTTATCATCTTCTGGGATAATTCTAATTTGATTACCCGTAATTTTTAAATCTCCGTGGGCTACGTATACAGAGTCATTACCCATTTTCGCTACGTAGTCTCCACCAAGATTAATTGCAAAATCTGTCTTCATTATTGCGCCTCTGTTGTATCAGCTTCACCACTACCATCAGTCCAGTAATAATGGTGGTTGTGCTCATTGAAACTAACTCCAGTAGTATCACTTACAAAGTCAGAACCATGTACTTCACCTTTAGCAATTACATCTTCTTCGATATAAAGATTCTTTGAAATATGAACATCTCCAGTAAACCAGAAATTACCATCATCAGTAATTCTTAAAACTGAGTCTCCATAATGTAATCTTACTGCTGTTGGGTCAGGATTAAAGTTTTGAGTTCTTGTGCAGATACCTACGAAAGCCACACAGTCAGTCATGTCATGTGTTCTTCTCAGGTTTGTTTCCATCTGTACGTTCTTGTCATTAACTACAAAATCATCAAGTGGAAGCATAGAGAATGCTAACCAGCATCTATCATTTGTTTTTACAGGGAACGTTAAAGATGCTCCACCACCACTAGGGAATTGGACTGGAACACCTGTAATTTCTGGCATAGGTAATCCATCAAGTGAATATAGAGGTTTTACCGTAGCAGATTGTGTTTTAGAATCGTAAGAGACAATAATTGCTGGAAGACCAGTATAAAGTTCCTTACGAAATTCATCCAGACACTCTGTAACGTACCCTGACATTCTTGTTACAGGGGATTTCATTCTACCTTCTCCAAGTCTAATTCAGTTGTCCAAGAGCCACCTGTGAAGTCTAAGCTATGAGATAAACCCTTAACTCGGTATTGTCCTTCAAAGTCTTCACTCTCACGAATAGTGACGTTATCGCCCATCTTGATTCTTCCATCCAAGTGAATCTTACAACGAACACCTGTCTTGACTTTAATCTCAGTCTTATTTTGCTTCTTCAGAACCTTACGAGTTCTTCTGTAGTAACCTTGAAGAAAATCTATAACATTATATGGAAAAATCTCCCAAGACAATTGTTTAGCTTTTGCATTAAAAGGTACAATTCGAATTTGCTTATTGAACGTATACCAGCGTAAGCTACTTTCTTCACATACTTTCGTTAAAGCTTCTGCTGTACTCCCCCAGACACTGAAACCATTCTTGTAAGTGTAACCTTGGATATTTGAAAGGTCTTCATCAATAAGTGTAAATCCAAGTCTTGATACCAAGTCTTTGATAACACTCTGTCTGCTTGTACCAGCTTTATATGAAATAGAACTCTTGATAGTTGTTCTTTCCATTTTATCATTTGAACAGATTACTTTTGTAATCATGTCTACACCACGTTTGTATGTGTAAGCATACTCAATAGTCCCTAAATAAATGAGTGGGAGGCTGTCGTATTCAATGATTAAATCACCGTTAGAGTCTCTTTTAAAACCAGTTGTGTACCCAGCCCTTAACATAACTGTTGCACCAACTGTTTTAAACTTTGCTCTCATCTCTTTATTCAGGTTATAAATTTCAAATGTGGTGTCATCTGTTGTTACTTTATTCTTTTGAGATGTGTAAGAGACATTGCAAGTAAATTGCAGATTATCAAAATATACCATCTCTTGAGAGTCTTTAGCATGACTTGTAGGCTTATCATTAAAGGCTGTAGATTCACTTCCTACAGCCAATTGATAACACCTGAAAGATGCTCCAGCAGTGTTATCGTGAACAGACATTATAAATTCTCCAGCAATCTCATATCTTCGGATGTGTAATAGTTAAGTTCAAATGCCTTGCCTCTACCAAAATTATTTCTGGTAGGCTGTAAATCTGTTCCGTAAATTTTTTCAACGAAGATTTCACCATCCAAGGAAGGGATTACATAGCGTCCTGTGATTGATTGGTCTGCAAGGCATTTCTTTTCAGATAATAATACATTACCATCAACATCAGATAGCGTCAAGAACCATCTGTCAAGCCTACCTTTATACTTCAATTCAATAATGAATACAGAGCCATCTAAAGTAACCATTTGAGTTGACCAAGAAGTGTCTGGTACAGGAATATATTGAGACATTAGTAAGTTCCTTTTTTGTTAGGGTTTACAGAATGAGTCTTAAGTGCATTACCTTCACCAGCAGTAAGTTGAGACTGCCTAATTGCACTTGCAGCATCAGCGTTAGCTTTATCACTAAATGATGTAACACCTTTACTAGTGTTTGCAGAAAGACCGCAATTACCTAAAGCTTTCTGTTCTGCACTAGAAAGTGGTCTTACTCCGTTAGCTCGCAAGTCATATAATAGTTGACAGTTCAGTTTACCATTTCCAATAGATGTTGTAGTGTTACCTGTATTCTTCTTAGAAGTAACTCCATCATCTTTTGTCGTCGATGTTTTACCAGTTGCAGCAGAAACATCAGTTGTCCCAACTACAGCTTTAAAGTTAATTTCTTGAAAGGTCATCTGAATACGAAGACCATTAGCAATTGTATGTTCCTTCGAAGCTTTAAACTGTGTAATAATAGAATCATCAATCTTGATACCATCTTTACAGACAATTGAAATAATCTGTTTCTGGTCTCTCCACGTTTCAACTGTGCTAATGAAGTTCTCTACAAGTTGACCTTGACGAGTTAATAGAAGGCTACCTTCGTAGCCCACTACAACAACACCACTAATGGAAATAGTCTTTGGAGAACGCTGTACGTTATCTGTGACTGTTTGACCACTTTGAACCGATTGAGTTGTCACCAACATAGGTGAGTCATACTCCATGTTTTCTGTTGCAGATAGTGTAAGGAAAGCATCTACATTATCCCTCAGATGGAAATAAATACCATCCTTTCCAGAATACTTGATTTGCATGTTGTTATCCCATAACATTATTCATCCTCTGGGTAGCTAGAACTTAACAGAATATCTTCCTGACTCTTATTAGTGATATCCACCATTTTATTAGCAATCTGCTTACCATCCAGATTAAAGGAAACATTAAGCGTCTGCTTAGTTTGTAATGGGAATCCAGATGGACTCATCATCATTGGTGTCTGGTTAAACTTAGTTGCAAAGTTGTTTAAAGACTCAGACAGGTTGTTCATGATGATATCCCAATTTGACAATCCATTATCCACTCTCTGAATATTTCCAGAAGTGTCAGTGGTATATTGTGCGAACCTCAACTGTCCATTTTGGTCAAAGAACATCGGACGTTTAGCATTGGTAACCCCAGCAATAGCTTCGTTGAAAGGGTTTGGTGTATTAACATCACTAAATCTCTTCCCAGCATTTGGGTCAGCCGAACTTGAAATCATAAGTGCAGAACCACCTACACCAAGAGCCATTCTAGTTCCTGTTACACCAGCCGTTGTAGCTACTGTCTCTGCTGCGGTTGTCAGACCAAGCTTTTGAGCAATCTTAGCCAAAATACCTTCTTCAAAAATACTCTTGACAAATGCTACAGTACCACCGAAGATTTTAGCAACTTTCGTGATAGCTGCAATTGCAACACCGATAGCAGTAAACGTTGCAACTAACTCAGCAGATTCCTTGATAAGTTTCTGTTGACTTGCACCTAAATCACTGTAGTATCCCATTGCTAGGTAGTACAGTCCAGAGATTCGATACATAATATCTGTGATGAAGTCCAGAAGGTTACTAGCACCTTTTAACAGGTAGTCAATACCAGTCCCAAGAGCTTCAGTAGCCCCAAGGGAACCTTGCAAGAACATTGCAACGGAGTTAGACAACTGTGAGATACCCTCACTAGAGCTGTTGAAGAGAGCCACTAAGGTGTTATCCCACATAGCTTTTGCTTGGCCCATTGATGTAGCAGTCTGCTTAGATACAGCATTCATACCACCTGCTGCGTCAACCAATTCTCTCATCTTCTCAGAGACTTTTGGAAGAACGTCTTTAGCAAGTAGCTTACCATCCTGCATCAATTTATCAAGTTCTTGTGGAGTCTTACCAATAGCATCAGAGAACAACTGAACAGCACCTGCCAAACGGTCACCTAACTGACCACGAAGTTCTTCAGCCTGAACTTTACCCTTAGATGCCATTTGCTGGAAAGCAACCATGATACCTTTCAAGTCTTCATCAGATGCCCCTCTAATACGAGAGAACATTGCAGCATTCTTATAAAACTCCTGAGTACCTTCAAAACCAAGTGCAGGTTGAGCACCAGCAGCGAAGTTTGAGTACTGCTTCATAGTGTCTGTATAGTTCTGACCAATCTGGTGAGCGAACGTAGCAGCGAACATTCTAGCTTGTTGTGTATCTGCTCCAAAGATAGCTGTTGAGGCTAACTGTGCAGACTGTCTTTTAACACCTGCATCAATTGTCTTCTGAGCTAATTCTAACAAAGCATAGGCAGAAACAAAACCACCAATTAACTGTCTTAGTGAAGAGTTTGCTCTATCCTGTAGCCAAGCTGACTCCCTGACTGCCTTAAGTCTAGCATTTTCTGCAATAACCCAACGTTTGGTTGTGTCAATGAGTTTTTTAACTTCCATCTCATATTCACCAACCTTACCACTCCCTTTATACTTGTTATAGATTCCTTGCAAGTTGCCTCTGAAAGAAGCAGCCATTTGGTTACCCTGTCCACCAATAGTTTCAAGACGACGAGTAAGGCCAGAGTAGAAGTTGTTATTAAACATCCTTTCCATTTGTCTCTGAGCAATATCAGGTCTAACTCTTGGTGAACCTCCACCAATTGGAGGATTAGAATTACCACGGCCTCTACCAACACCACGAATCTTGACTTTACCATCAACATTCATAGCCTGTCTTAGAGCCTTATTAATTTCTTTGGCTGTCTTCTTCCCCTGTGTCTCTAATTTACGAAGAGACTTAACACCTTGGGAATCTAAATTGAGAGATTTGTTTAGGGATTTATTGATTCTGCCCGAAGCAGTCTGAGCATTTTTAACAAGTCTGTTTAGAGCTTCTTGAGAACTTTTATTAGGCTTCACGTCAAAGGCTTTGTTAATGTTTTTCTCGATACGTTGAGCAGATTGCATAGCCATCTTTTCAACTCTCTGTAAACCTTTTACAACCTTTTCACTGAATCCAAGTTCTACAATAAAACTATCAACTGTATACTGTGCCATTAAATTTTACCTGCCTTTCTGAGTTCGTTATAGGCCATTTCTTCTTTATATGACTTCTGGATTTCCAGATATTGACGAAGAGATAATAGGTCAACGAAAGTCATTGAGAAAAGTTGGTCGAGTGTTTCTTTACACCCTTCCATTCCATAAATGGCAAGCACAAATTTCATCTCATCTGCTTCTTCATAAGTTGATTCTACAGCCCCGTCAGTCAGCGGGGTCTGCATAACATACTTTAAGCTTCCTGAGAAGTTAGGCTTTTGAAAATGCTTGCCTCGAAAAAACTTCCGAAGTTTGCCTCCAAAGCAAAGGCTAAGAAGTCAATAAATTCACCGTAGTTTGCTTGGAAGTAACTATCAATTTTCAGTGGGAAGTCATTAACAGTTGCCCCCTGAAATAGTAATTCTGCCATTGAGTCAATATCTAACTCATCAATTCTGTCAAAGCAAGCCTCTACCAGTTCTTTGAAAGGGACTTTAGGAGTTTCTGGATTCCCATCTTTACCAGCAAGACTAGTAATCATCTGAGCAAAGGTGGGTACAACGACCTTACCAAGCTTCATAGAAATTTTGATACCATCTCTTGCACCAAGAAGGACAATTGTCACCTTCTTACCATTAATATGTTTTGTTTCAGTCTTCATTGTGATTCCTTAAAAGTTATGCTATAAAAACACAAAAGGGGAAGACCTTTTACAGTCTCCCCCTTATTAGGATTTGTTAAACGCTTGATGCAGGGATTGTTGAAGTGTAATCTAACTTCTCACAACCGAAAATCCAAGTTTTCGAGTTCTGGTCACGACCTAATTCAATCTGTGGAAGCTCTTGCAACCAAGCATTAATACCTGTTGCCAGAACTGAACCGGATGGGTCGTAAATTACAAAGTTAGATGAGATATCTTCTTCAAGTTCCATGTCATCTTGTTTAGCTTGAATTGCAGAAAGCATCTGGTTTGATAGAGAAGTCTGCATTAGCTCAATCTCAATCGTACCTGTCTTGTCTGCATTTCTTGTCAGAGCTACTTGACCACCTGCACCTACAACTGGTGTAACAAGTGGTGATGTTCTCTGTAGACGCAAGAATGAGTCTGGGGCAAAGCCTTCGATAGCAATGCCGTTCCAGCTACATACAACGTCTTTAGGGGAATATTGCTGATACATAGCCATTCCAATTTACCTCTATTATTCGTAAGCCACTGTACCTTTCAAGTCAACATCCAAGATAGCCCCTGCTAAGATACCTGCGAAGGTAACATCTTTCAGGATACGTGCTTTCTTGTCTGCTAAAGCAACTTGAGAGGCTTTAGGAACATTAACTGTGTAAGATGACAGGAAGTTTCTGTTGACTGCTCTTTGTAGAGAGGTTTCAATGACTTGACGAATACGGGTAATACCAGTATCATCATAAGTAATCTTACCACCCTTCTGGTTAATTAGCAAGTCTCTCAGAGAAGTTTTCAGGTCTGATTCTAACCAGTCAACACCACGGATGATATCAATCCATTCCCCACCAGAAGTAATCCCTCTACGAACCACTGGAACACCACCATCAAGGTCAATAAAGTTACAGTGACGTGCATCTAAAGCTGACTTCTGAATACTTGTCAGAGGTCTCTGATTAGCAGGTTGTAGAGATGCTGCAACACCAGTTAATTGAGCATTACCCCAAGCAATTGAACCTGCATCATAAGGTGCTCCATATGCGATGTAAGCCATTTCTGGGTAGTCATACTCAGATGTGTGATGCCACAAGCAAACTGTACGAGTGTACTTATTTTTAGCTAACTGTGCCGGAACATCGGTTGCAGAGGCTAATTCAGTTCCTTGCAAAGCTTTAACGTCAGCATTAGCTGTAAAGAAAATCTTCTTACGAGCCTGAATCTCTGAAGCCATTGCCAAGACAAACTGTTGAGTTCTGTCTTCTGCTGAGATGAAGTACCAGTCTGTTGAATAAGTTTCGATGGATGCCAGAGCAGCGGAAGCTGTGTCAGCAGTTGTAGCTGCAATAGATGTTGTAGCCGTGATAGATGTTACTTTTACGAAATCATTATCACCAGCTTTAGTAATAATCATCGTCGCAGAAGCACCAGTACCTGTTACACTAACATTCACACCATCTTTAATTGTTGGGCTTGCTTCAATCTGTGATTTAAACTCACTCAAGACAATAAGTGCTGTGTCACTTTCTTTTGCAGTGTATTGGAATGGCTGAGAAACACCACCACCAATAGCAACTGTTAATGAATATTCACTTCCTTCAGCAACTGTGTCAGGAATAGAAACGGTATATTGCATAGTTCTTCTACCAATATACAGTTGAGTTACTTTTGGAGTTTGGCTCCATAGCTGTTTTGCAGCTTTATATGCAGCGGTACTTTCATCAAAGTCTTCAGCCACTTCTGTTAATGAAGTATAACCACGGATTCTTTCTTCAAAGTTATCTGTTGAAGCAAGGAATAATGGTAAACCAAAACCTTCTCTTGTAGTCCCTGCTGTGTTCAATGTAATATCTACATTAACAATTGGATTCCACATTTATTTTACCCCTTTGGAGTCTACATCTAGATGGATAGTATATTCTGGTGGCTCCTGTCCTTCCTCGTAAACCAATTCACCATCCACAATGACATGTTCAATAATACTCCCATGTTCATCTTTTAATACTGAATTTTTTACAAGGGTTACAACAAGAGGTGCAGAATTTTCAAAGTCTGTGTTGAGATAAGTGTAGTCATTTGGGATAGCCCCTGTGTCAAGTACTGAAGCACCTGTCTCTTGAGCTAATAAATCTCTTGTCGTACTCATCTCTAATCTTTGTTTTAGCTCCAGCATAATACTGTGAGCACCTTTACCATTTACGGTAATTAATACTGGAATCTGAAAAGCAATTCTGTAACAAACTACATCGTCTTCCACAAACTTATCAAGAACCCATCCATAAGGAGTGGTAGCATCTTGACAATAAACCGTAATAAATGGCTGGTCAGGTTTTAAACCTTTGTCATTAGAATTGTCAGAAGGGTAAGCCCTAATAACGTTTGGTCTGTTATTCTTATCTCTTGCTAAACGGTGACCGATAACATCTACCAAAGTTCTAACAATCCCCTTTTCAAGTTCTGCTGTTTCTAACTGCATTCATCTTATCCCTTCTAATGATGATATATTCATAATGGGATGTGTGAGCTAATTGTTCAGACCAATCCATCATCATGAAGACTTCGTATTCGTGTCCATCAATCATAACAATATCAGCTTCAGTCCAATCAACGTCATCAGACGTCCTTAATTTAGCTACAGTGAAAAGGATTCTTGTATCTGTTAATCTGATACCTTCAGGTAAAACAATCTGAGTACCATTCTTTACAGAACCCTTGATATAAGGTTGGATATTACCTTTGCAGTTAATTGCTATAATATCCTGAGAAGCTACCCAATCACCATCGTTATTGTAATAACCATCTTCAGAGACCTTACGTTTAACTACAAAGCTGTGTCTGTTCAAGAGCCTCATTTCTTAATACCTTTCTTTGTAGAGATTTTATAAGCAAGGTTATCTCGTAAATCTCCAGTTTCCACAAGAGGGGCATTAAAGCCTTTCTTTTTAACTGTAGATGGAGCATTAGGAGGTAATATAGCCGTATTACCAAAACCTCTTTTAATTGCTTTCTGAGCACTCTTTGCAAATGCTTCTAAAGTATCTGAGGGGTCAGTATTAAGACTGTTTAATTGCTTATAGAGATTCTTCTTAGTCTGCTCTAACAAGGTCTGTCGAGATAACATCATAGTAATTTCAAACAGCCTACGATAAACTTTACCAGAAGCAGAGGGAACCCCAATAACTTCGTGTAAATACATTAAAGCAGGATAAGAAAAACCAGAGCTATGTTGACCTTGTTCTTGAAAATACCCAACTTGAGCATTAGCCGTATGCAAGTTCTTCATAGCCCCGACTAATTTAGCTCTAGCGGGGTGAATAACCCTTTTAACCATTATTCATCTCGCTCGATAACAAATACACCATTCACACGTTCGCAGTAATCTCTACCATCATAACGTGCAGCATCACCGTATTCAGTATATTTCTTGACAGAGCAAGGATTTTGACGACGCATATCAATGTCACACTGATTAATACCTCCCGCATAAGGGATACCATTAACAGAGCTTTTAACTAGGTCGTCATATGCAGCTTTTAGAGATTTGAATCTGGAAGAGTTACGTAAATAAACACCACCAACTTTCTCATCTCCCATCTTGGCTACTTGAAAGAGTAAATATTTAAGAGCTTTGATGGCTGCTTTCTTTTCATCCTTTCCAGATTCTTGGTAGAACCACTCAAGCACCGACTGTTCAATAAGTAATTCATTATTGTCAGTATCGGTGCAGAGGATTCTAACTCTATCAAGAGGGTTATTGGCTGGGTCGCCTGTGTAACACATTAATAACCCTCCTTATCTGTATTAAGCAGCGTCTGAACGAACGTCAACCAGTAACTGAGGACGTGTGCAGTATGGAAGCATGTAAGAGTGAGCTTCGAAGTCAATACCTTCGTCACGGTCTTTTTCATATTCGAATACGTACAGTTCCTGACCAAGAGTATTTGCGTAACCCATCTTAGGACATGGCGCATAAGCCACTTCAAAGATGTTGTTTGCTTCACCCAGCATTGCAACGTTAGGGAAAGCGTGACCTACACCAATATTAACATCAGACACACCGTCAATGCTCACCAGAGTGTGAGTCTTGTTACGCTTGTCTTTGAACTTACCGTTGTACTGGACAAACTTAACACCACCGTAGTAGAATGTGTTCATATGAGCCTGAACACCATCAGAACCACCAGTTCTTAGAGAACCAGTAATCTGCTGCCAAGCCAGAGGAGTCTGCTGTGCAAGGTATGCGTCACGAATCTTCGGATGCTTGGTAAGTTTGCTGAAGAAAGTTCTGTCAACAACGATGTTAATTTCTTCACCGTTAATTACAGTACCTGTCTTAGCTTCGTCTTCCATGTGCATACGCAGGTCTTCAATGTGCGCATCGATATCAGAGTTCGGGTTGTCAAGGTCGAAGTAGATAGTCTTCTTAGTTACATCGAACTGCTTGTACAGGTCTGCGTACAGAACACCGTTAGCGTCAATTACTTTACCCTTCAGGGCTTGCATGAACAAGAACTCACGAGTAATATCGAACTTGGTACGAATCTTCATCAGCTTCTTAGCACGTACAACTGCTTCAGTAGTCAGTTCATTTGCAGTGCCTGGCTGACGTACACCCTGAATTTCATCAGGAGTGATGCTTTCAACTTCCTTGAAGTACATCATTGGGAAGCTAATCTGCTTAACACGTTCAGGCGCACTTGTTTCAGCTTTACGACTAGTGCGGTCTACAGCATCAAGCAAGCTGATATCCCAATCTGTCAAGTCCATCAGGAAAGTAGTTTGAGTCTGTGGAGCAGAACGGAACAGTCCCAAACCGGAAATATAACCGTAAGTATTTGGGATAGACTGGACTTCACCAGTCAGGTCAGCAAGGAAAAATCTGCTTTTTTCAGAATTAGTTAATGCCATTATAAAATTCTCCAGAATGTCTTATTATTAATTACAGGCCAGTTGGTACGAAATCAATACCTTTTGCTTTCAGGGCAGACTTAACAGCAGCAGCATCAACACCATCTGCTAATGTCAGTAAGTCCTTAAGTTCAGCGTCACGGTAGATACCAACAACTTTCAACTGACCGTGGTAAGACAGTTGCAGGTCTGCATAGAAGTTTACGATACAAACAGAGTCAGCCTGAGCTTCTTGACCAGCAGCTACTTTAGAGCCGTCAGCTTTCAGAACTTCACCTACACGGTATTCTGTGCTGGCTACTGGAGCGTACTCTTTACGAGAGTGACCAGTTGGTGTAATCTGTTCCCATAGAATGATATCATTCAGAGGTTCTCTTTCACCTAATTTAGTAAAACCTGGATATGCCATTATTTGTGTTCCTTATTTCTTGATAAGAGATTGCAAAGCATTCTGGAGAGCCAGTTTGCGTTGGTCGGTGTTTGCATCAGCATTTGGAGCTTCTACTTCTTCTTCCAAATCTGCTTCACCGTCATTTCCGATTTCTTCCATTGCGGTAGAGTGTTCCAGAACAGCACCAGCAGTTTCTTTCAGCTTAGTGATTTCTGAGTCCTTCTCAGACATTGCGGAAGCATGGGACGCGATAGTTTCATTAAGTTTCTGGTTAGCACCTTCCATAGCATTCATAAACAGAACACTCAGAGGGTTATCAAGACCAGCACCTAAAATAGCTGTTGCAGCTTCTTTTGCATCAAACCCAAAAGCTTCAGCAGAAGCAGAAATCTTGCCAGTTAAATCTGACAGAGTAGCTTCCTGTTCTTTAGCTTTCATTTGAGCAACCTGAAGACGCAAAGCCTCTAGTTCTTGCTTTTCTTGTTCAGTCATTTCTTCACCTGAATTGTTAACGTTTAAACTTACAGGAGCCTCTTCAGAACCTTGTAAGTAATTTAAGAAATCATCTTGAGACATGATTGAATTGATTAAACCAAGTTCAAGAGCTTCCTGAGCAGAATAAACATTCGCCTCAGTATTCTTTACAGCTTCTTCAGAGATACTACGGGACTCAGCTACAAAACCTGTAAAGGTTGAATAGGTGTCATTAATTCTCTTTTGAAGTCTTTCTTTGCTTTCTTCTGAAAGTGCTTGGAAGGGAGAACCCATACCTTTAAACTCACCAGCTTTAATAACGTTAATTGTAACGCCATTCTTTTCAAAAGCCCTTGTCAATTCTTGGTGAACCATAATTACACCGATTGAACCAACGTCTGCATCTGGTGAAGCAATAATTTCTTCAGCAGAAGATGCAAGAGCATATGCAGCGGAACAAGCGAACTCATCTACATAAGCGATAATTTTCTTTTGGCCTCTTGAAGCCATGATGTGACGTGCCAACTCAAAGCAACCTGACGCTTCACCACCACCTGAATCAACATGCAGTACGATAGTCTTAATAGATTCATCTGCTAAAGCTTCATCGAAGCCTCTGCGTAAACCTTCATAAGAACTCAGACCACCAGTACACATAGCATCCATAAATGTCATACGATGTGTTAGGCCACCCATAATAGGGATGATAGCAATATCGTCTTGAACTTTTAAAAGACTTCTTGCTTCACCTTTAGGTTTGTCGAAGTTTACTGCTGCTTGTACTTCACCTAGCAAGCGGTTATTTACATAAGTCGCTGCTGAGTGAGCTAATGATTCAGTGGCTAGTAAAGGTTGGTTGAATAATCTATCAGCAAGTCTGAAGATATTCGAACTCATTATTACTCACCCTATTTGTTTAAGTCAACGGACACTGAAGAGATAACATAGATACCTTCTTCAGCAAAGAACTGAGGTTTACTCAAAGCACCTGTTGCCACGCACTTGATATTCTCATCCCATAGGCTATAATGTGAAACCGTTGCAGAAGCCGGAACAGTAATGTTTACCGTATCTTCTGAGGCAATTAGACCGTTATCAGGTTCCGAAAAGAAGATAGCCACTGGCTGAGTAACCTTATTTGCTGTAGGGTCTGCCGTTGGGTCTACATTGTGTAATACAATAGTCGTCGGGGTTAGTGTGGCTAGGATTTTATTCTTACCATCAATAGTTAATGTTCCCATTAATTAAACCTTACTTTTTGTTTAAGGACTGTTGAATGGTTACCAGATTCATCCACCACATTTACAATCATATCATAAACTTTACCTTTGACAAGTACTTTGTAATCATTTTGTGAAAAAATGTATTCAAGTCTGTTAGTAGACTTGTTTACTGTCATTGGAGATTGAAATGCTGTATCAATGGTAATGAAAGCAGCTTCAACACTATTAACGTTAACACGTTTATTCTCACAGTTATATAACTTTACACCCAAAAGGCATGAACTGTCAAATGGAATTTTAACAATTTCGCTACAATTGTTTGAAATAAACGGATTTCCGTTCATTGGAGCATCAAGTAACCTGCAAATAGTGAAAACGTCAGAGGTTCCACCACCACTAATATACCCTGATAGGCTGACTCTTGAGCCAGCCTCTATAGTTAAATCATCAGTGATAATTAAGACACCTCTATAGGAATGCACTCTAGTAGCATTTGAAATAGAGATAACTTCTGCCATTATTTGTTTGCCTTGTTAGCTGTACTTGGGTCTTTTGCTGAAGGAGTCTTAGCAGTTCCCTCTCCAGCAGTCTTATAACCATCTCCAGAACGACTTTGAGTGTTAGGAGATAATTCTTCAGATACAGGTTTAGATGAATCAGCAGGTGGTAAACCAATATGTTCTCTTAACTTATCAGACAATGGCTTATCAACTTCCATAGCCCCAACTGCAACGGTCTTCTGAATATAAGCACCAATAGCTTCTAGGTCTGGAGTTTCAATATCATCATAAACAATCTCAACGTGTTCTTCGTCATCCCACATATTCAGAGCGTAAGTCTGTGCTACTAGGTCACGGTTAATAACGTTCTTGATTTGCTTCAGAAGAATATCTACAGACATTGCTAACAAGCTTGTCTTAGAGTCTGCCAAAGAGAATGAACCATATTTTGATTGTCCCATAGCAAGAACATCTGACATAAAGGCCATCATAATCTGCTTAGAATATCTGTCAATGATTGAACCTGTATCATAAGCCTTAGCACCCTGTCTAGAAACTAATGAGAACTCAAAGATATCTTCTTTAGTTTCTGGGTCGATAAATCTAGGCCAGATAATACCTGCTCTATCATTTGCAATTAAATCATTCACGATATCTTTGCAATACTTCACGAAAGCTTTCTTTTCAGGTTCTGCATTCTCATCCAGATAATCTGGTGGAAGACCAATCTTAGGCATACCCACTAAGTCTCTTGATACACCAACTGCTTCATACTCTTCAATCTGAACCTTATATTTCCAAGGTACATAAGCATTAAGGAGTGGTGAACGTCCCTCTGGGTTTCCATATTCATCATCGTACTTGAATAGCAAGAATTTACTTCTAGGGAGTTTTCTTGTCAATGGTTGTTCTGCAAGATTAATTGCACCAGTAATATAAGAGACATTTCTCAGGTTCTGTCTAACTCCAGTAACTTTTCTGTAGTCAGCGTCAAAATACCACTTATCCAGTGTTGACTGATTTCTGATTGGTAACTTAGCCCAACCAATTAAACCATCATTGTACTTGGAAGGATATTTACCTTTCTTACCTTGACGTTTCTTATAAACCTTTTCATTTACGCAGAAGCCATAAGTACAGAATGACATAACAGAGTTAATAAAGTCAGCCCAATCATGCTCCATGTCATTCATTAATGAGTTGAAGAACTCTGCTCTTTCAATTAGCTTCGCATCTTTCTCTTTACCCTTCGGTGGTACGAATCTCCAGTTAACCTTTCTGACAAACATTTTAATAATGTTCACAGATGCAGCTACTGCTGGGTCTCGCATCATAAGTTGGAAAGTCTTAATACTTTCTGGGAATCTTAAAGCCTGTCTAGGTTCTTCATAGATTCTTCCTGAACGAACTTTAAGGCCAAGACTCCCAACCTCACCCATTCTGAATGGAGGAAGGCTTTCTTGTGTTTCTGTGATATCTGCCATTCTTTCTACCTATTAGAATCTCAGCCCTTCGTATGGATTACTTCTTACAATATCTGTATGAGTACCCATTGAAGGTGGCTTGAATAGTTTAACTTCATTAAGACTGTTGAAAGCATCACTGGTAGCATCCACTTGGTCATCCTTAGTACGACCATCACCACAAAAACCTTCTAGTTCTTGGAAATAAGCTTCATTCCAAGAGCCTCTAACAATTTTAACAAGACCAGCTTCTGAAGCAGCAGAGAAACCCGCAAAACGGGTAACTTTATCTTTATTGGTAGGTTTAGCTCTTGCTCTATAGCCTTTCTCAGCAAGTTTTCTAATAAGAGATGTTGCGTAGGATTTACCAGCAGCGCCTGGGTCTTGTGGGATAAAAATACCAGTACGTTTACCATCACCTTCAGCAGTCATATTAATTTGTGTTTCAACTCCAGAAGGTCTATCTCTAAATCTTACTACGTTAATTACATAATAGCAACCATCTTTTTTAGATTTACCCATTTTCACACCTGCTGTCCAGTCAGGATTAGGGTTAACTTCTGAGGGTAATGTTGCTGCTAAGTCCCAAGCACGAACATCAAATACGTCTGCTGGAACACTATCAACAATCTCACACCATTGTCTTTGCCAATAGTTTGAACCTTCTGCACGAGCTTTCCAGTTACCAAAACGAAGACGAGCAACGTTAACTGGTGTATTGTTTTCCAATTTACCACGATACTTAGGTTCTAAGAAATCAAGAATTGGGTTGTCATCAATCGTACCAGAAATAAAGGTATATGTTTGAGGAATCTCTAGAGGGAACATTTCAAGAATCTTATTCTTGTCCCAATCAGAAACCATTACACCATCACTCATAACATACCAACGAATCCTACCGCATTTAGACGGGTCTGGATAACCTTCTTCATCTAGGAATGGTTCTACCCAATCGTAAATAAAGTGGTCTCTATCTGGGTTCATGGAAATCTTCATATATGAGTCACCTTCAGCACCAGAACGTAAACGTGTCTGAAGATATGAAATCTGTGAAGCCGAGAAGTGTGTACCTTCGTCGAAGTAAATAGCTGAGTATTCGATACCTTGGTGACCTTCTGAGTGTTTTTCAAGTTCCAAATAAGTAAACTTAATAGTCGCTCCTGAAGGGAACGTAATAGTCATTTTCTGTTCGTGTGGGATTCCACCAAACTTACCAAATAGCTTTTTAGCTGCTGGCCATAAACCACCTTGTAACTGTGTAGTATTTCGACGGAAATATACAGCGTTATAGTTAGGGTCATCAATGAATCTCAAAGAGTCCATTAAAAGGGCAGCAGTCTTACCAGCACCAGCAGCACCACCATATAACACCAAGTCAGCATTGGTATTCAAGAATACTTCTTGAGAGCCAGGCTGTGGAGCTACATAGTTCTTGTCAGTCATCAATTTAAAGATGAGTCTTACTTGGTCTGGGGTGTACCTTAATAAAGTCAGAATTTGAGTTGGAAGGAATTTAGAGGGGTCTTTACCAAAGGATTTGATAATATCTTTTACTTCTTCAGAAAGCCCCAACTCACCTGCTAGGACTTTCCTTACATCTTCCACTCGCTTCTGCTTAATAACATTTAAGTCCATTAAGCACCTCTGCAAATAGAATTATTCAGAAACTTCTTCAGATTCCTGTTTAGGTTCTACACCAAACTTTTCATCTACTAAATTAAGAAGTTTATCCATCGTTGCTTCTTGTGGGTTAATACCAGTTGCAACAATTAAACGTTCAGCCACAGCCATTACAGTTGCTTGAAGCATTTGAGCCTGTTTCTGAGTTTCATATAGTTCTTTGTAAACATTAGTCTCGTTCATTGTATTTCTCCAAAATTAAAGTTATAGTGATTCTCCTGAAAAAAGACGGTGCAGAGACCGTCAAGGAGAAACCACAATGTATGCCAGAGACATACTGTATAGGTCTTCCCATAAAGTATAACTCTACAAAAAAGCCCTGTCTAAAAATACTCTCCGGTAGCGAAAGGGAGAATACTCATAGCAGGGCATATAATAACTTTGAGAGAGATATTATTTAAATTGGAGTATCGGAAGGGACTTGAACCCTTATATACCTGTTTTGCAGACAGGCGCATAATCCATTTCTGCCACCGACACATTAATTTGGAGGAAGATACCAGACTTGAACTGGTACGCCGATTTCTCGGTTACTGGTAGTTTAGCAAACTACTCCCTTACCTTTTAGGGTTAATCTTCCAAATTATTTGTTTAGAGCATCTTTCATCTCTGGAGTTGCGATTGTATCAATCACACCAGTTTTACAAGCATCATCAAACCAATCTGGTAAGACATTAGCAAGAAAACCATTAATATTCGTTTTAAGGTAGTCAGCAATCAGGGCTGCTTCATCTGCAATCATCTGAGCCACTTCATTAGCGTAGGCGGTAATCTTTGCCATACCCTCATTAATCACTGTAACAGCCTGTGTAGCGAGTTCAGAGATGGTGTCTAGTCCTTTATCAATCGCATCTTGTAAATCGCTTAGAACGCCATTTACAGCGTCTATGGATGTATTAATCAAATCCATAGCTTTGTTACCGTACTCTGTAGCAACTCCCATGATTCCACTAAACGGTGTACAACCGACTTGTTCACCTGCTGCTCCCATAACATTAGAGTAACCTTTAGCTACTTGCATACGTTGTGAAAACTCATCTACAGACTTCTGTCCATAGTCAGTTAAAGTAGTTGTCGTTGAAGTGGTGCTACCAAGGCTTGTTGTAAAGCTACTTAGTAAGGCAGTTGTCAAGCCAGCAGCAATAAGAATTTGCTGGGTAGCTGGGTCTGATACAGAACCAATAGAAGTTACTAATGACTGAGAAGCGGCAACTGTACCACCAAGAACTGCTGCACCAGTAATAAGAGGGTTAGAGAACCCGTTACCGGATTTAAGGAGACTGAAAATCTCTTTACCTTGTCCTGTCATCTCTTTCATTATGCACCTATAAAATTGGTAGCCCATCGGGATTTGAACCCTGTTCTCATGTTTTTCAGACACGCGCTTTAACCATATAAGCTAATTGAGCTATTGAATTGGGGTGACCTACGGGAATCGAACCCGTATAGACCATGTTCACAGCATGGGTCATTATCCGTTTATGATAAGGCCACATTTAAGGACTCTCGTAAGAACCCTTAGAAGTGGCAGCAGCGTAAGGATTTGAACCTTAATCTTTCAGCTTCAGAGGCTGGAGCATTGCCAGTTATGCTACACTGCTAATATTTGGTACTCCATATCGGATTCGAACCGATACATAACACAGATTTTAAGTCTGGCCTCTCTGCCAATTGGAGTAATGGAGCATTGGCGGGGGATGTTGGAATTGAACCAACTTCTTCGATTTCAAAGACCGAGGTTTTAACCTTGTAAACTAATCCCCTAACTAACTCTTGTAAGAATATATGCGTTATTGCATGTATCTTTATTTTCTGGCAACATTGTTTCAAAGATGACTTGCTTTAATTCCAAACCAGCAAAGTTGTAGACAATCTTTCTAACTTCTAATGGGTCAGCTTTCCAGCCAACTCTGATAAAGAAAGTATCTCCAAATCTCCCTGTTTCAAGCTTGTCATCTTCTGGGTGTTTTTCAACTATGAGTTTAAACATAAGTTACCCTTTTAAATTTGGTGCAGAATAAGGGATTCGAACCCCTAACGAACTCTTGTCAGGACATATGCGTTATTACACGTATCCTGATTTTCTGGTAATAGCGTTTCAAATATGATTTGATTAAATTCAATTCCTGCAAAACCATGAACAACCTTCATAACTGCTATTGGGTCACATTTCCAACCTACAAGAATGAAGTCAGTGTCCCCAACTTGTGTTGTTTCAATCTTGTCAGCATCTTTATGCCTTTCAATAATGAGTTTACGCATATAATTACCTTCTAAAATTGGTGCAGAATAAGGGATTCGAACCCCTAACAAACAACTTCGTAGGTTGCTGCTCTATCCGTTTGAACTAATTCTGCAATATTCTTTCGAGATTCCTGTCTAGCTTTCTTCTTATCTCTTCTGAGAAAGCGTCTACGATGGTCTGTACGCCACTTGTAGTAATCTTCTTCACCATCGTGAGAAGCACAGCAACCACAACTTGCAATTTCAACTTTACCATGTCTACCATAAGGCTTCATAGGAATCTCCTAATTTGGTGTTCCAAGACGGATTCGAACCGTCACTAATACAAGGTTTGAGCTTTCATCCTCTGCCAATTGGGATACTGGAACTTGGTACTCGCTGAAGGACTTGAACCTTCTTCACCAACTTGTAAGGATGGGGCTTTACCGTATAAACTAAGCGAGCTTTAAAAGAGGTCTGAAGTTGTGCCGCTAACTCAACTCCGTGGAATTTGTTACGGTCTTCAGTTGACTCAAGCGGCCTTTCACTTGACCTCAAATTGGTGCTGCTCACAGGACTTGAACCCGCATCTCCATCCTTACAAGGGATGTGTAATAGCCAATTATACGAAAGCAGCATTATTTGGAGCATCCAGAGGGAATCGAACCCTCAACCTCAGTTTGGAAGACTGTAATTTTCCCGTTTAAACTATGGATGCACTAATTGGTGGAGAAGCAGGGAATTGAACCCTGTACTTAAGTTTGCAAAACTTATGTTTTAACCATGTAAACTACATCCCCAATGTTTGGTACAGGTGGAGGGAATTGAACCCATCGTCTTACTGATTAAGAGTCAGCCGCATAACCATTTTGCTACACCTGCATTAATTTGGTAGGAGACAAGGGATTCGAACCCTCAAACACCAACTTCTAAGGATGGTAGGTTTACCAATTACCGTCAATCTCCCATTAAATCTTTGTAGAGAACTGCTAAGACGCCAAAGCAACAATGGTATCAAATGCCTCAGCAATTCTCTAAAAAGACCTAAACAGTCTTTGCATAGTCTTGTTTAATCCGGTGACTAGAACCTTTGGAGAGCTTGATACTATCTCTTCTCCGTGACACCTACTAGGTGCTTTATTGTGCCGTGTACGCCAATACACGAGGAAAACCAAAGCAACATTCGAACGGGGCTTGGCTTTAAATCTTATTAGGCGGTAGATAAAGGATTCGAACCCTCACCGTATCACTACAATGGCAATAGTTTTCAAGACTATTTGGCTTCCATTAGCCGCTATCTACCCCTAATAAGACTTTGGCATGGGACGGAGGATTCGAACCCCTTTGAGTAAGTTTTGGAGGCTTACGCACATGCCTTAGTGTCTTAACATCGTCCCATACTATAATTCGAAGCTTACCGTATTATCACAACACTGTCAAGCCCCTTCTCAGAATATTTTACATGCTCTGGAAACATGAGATACAGACCACCTCCTTACAGGAGACCCGTTAAGGTCGTCTAAGCAATCTGCTAACTATTTGGCACACCCTACAGGATTCGAACCTGTAACTCAATGATTAGAAGTCATTTGCTCTGTCCAGTTGAACTAAGGGTGCATTAACATTTTAAAGGGTACTCATTGCATTTAAGCCAAGCCCCATAAGGGATACCCTTTAGAATGTTGCCCACTTTATTAATCATACCGTGGGCTAGTACGCCAAATTCTTTGATGAGGGATTGGAAGACCTCACTGGTGTTTAGCCTATTAAGCTACTGCCAGAAAAACATTATCGTTTGCATTTATTTTTAAGTTTGCAAAATAGACGCTACGCTAACGAAAACTAAGGTTACTATAAAGTAGTCACATCTCAATGTCAACAACTTTATTGAAATTGGTTGTAGGTGAGGGTATCGAACCCTCTTCTAACGGTTATCAGCCGTTTGCATTACCATTTATGCTAACCCACAATTGGAGGTTCAGGTGGGAATCGAACCCACATTCATAGGGCTTATGAAACCCTTGCATTACCTTATCTGCGACTGAACCATATTGGTAGAAGTGGAGGGATTCGAACCCGTCGCCTGTCAGATTAAAAGTCTGCCGCATCACCATTCTGCTACACTTCCATTAAATCATCTTTGCAGTAACCTACGCAAACCTTGCTAAAGGGCTTGTAGAGTCATTTCCTATTAAGCTAATCTAGAATCATGCTAAGGAAATTCATCGGCACTCATGGGACGACATTTAGCTCCATAAGTCACTGCAAAGAAGATTACCAGACCGTACTTAATTATCGTGCTTCCATTACACTAAACCTTCTGTTTGGCGAAGGGTGAAGGAATCGAACCTTCTCTAATACCCTGAAAGTGGAATTTAATTGCTGTAAACGGTCTTCTGTAAATTTGTTGAGCCAGACCAAGTTTTAAATTATTCAAATTAATTGGCTTGAAATTTTAAGTAACTTGCTGAATTTGGTCTTCTGCTCCTTTAAAGAATACTCGTAAGAACTCTTTAAGGGAGGGGCTAAAAAGCCCTCTCAAATTTGGCGGTTACGAAGGGATTCGAACCCTCATCATCTCCCGTGACAGGGGAGTATTTTGACCAGTTAAACTACATAACCTTTATTTGGTGCGCCGTGAAGGAGTCGAACCTACCGAGTCGTAATGACAAGTGATTTACAGTCACCACCGCTTCCATCTACGGGATAACGACGCATTTTATTCTATTCAGGCTAAGGACTTGCACCTTACAAATCGGTGAGCAATTGCTTCTCTCCCAAATTTGGCGGTAAGTCAGGGGTTTGAACCCTGATATCGCTGATTAACAGTCAGGCGCTTTACCAAGTTAGCTAACTTACCATGTTTAGTATTACCAGACCGTATTATTTTAAATTTTTCCAATAAAATTTTAAGTTTTGTTTGCTGTAAACGGCCTTCTGTAAATTTGGAGGCGGGGGCAGGAGTCGAACCTGCCGATAACATGCTAATGAGACATGTGAGACACCCTTTC